TTCACCGTTGATGGCAGCACTGAAATGCGTGCAGAATGTTCCTGCTGCATCGATGCCGTCGAACGTGCAAAAATAGCGGTCAACATTGTTTCCAGCCTTCGTCCATCTCATCGAAGATGTCAGCTTGAATTTGGTGATGCGCTGCACGCGCACCCCGCGCGCCAAGTCCACCTCATCGCACACCCACTGCTGCCCGTTCTCATCCGTGTAGTTCCCGCCGGATGTGACCGGGATGCCCGGCAGCGCATTCGGCGTTTGCAGCGTCAGCGTCTGCGATTCGTTCGCGCCGTCCGACACCGTGACTGTCACCGTTCCGCCGTCACCCGCGCTGATAATCGGTACGGGCGCAGTCGGGAGCGGCACGCCGTCCTGCGTGCTTTTGCCGCAGACGCGCAAGCCGACAAAAGGCGCGGCGAAAGAATCCGTCGCAGTAATCGACGCGCCGGACAAACTGCCGGTCAATATGTTCTGCTGTGTAGAGATAGCGTCAACTTTCTCCTTCAATTGTGTAAAAATATTCACATCGGTTTTCTCGGAAAGTTTCGTATCTACATCAGATGTGTCCGCTTTTTTGTCGAGTTCTGTATCTACATAAGACTTGTCAGCTTTTTTATTAATAACATTCACGATGCCGCTCAAATCCGTAGGAGCCCCGCCATTTGTGCCATGTAGTGCAGTTATCAGACCAACCGTTGCTGCATTAACCATTATTAACACCTCCAATCTGAATCCATTTTCCTTCTGCATTCTTTTGCCATAGCTCTTTATATCCGGCTGTATACGCAAAACTACTGATTGACCCAGAGTTTTTAGGTTCGCTGCCGTTTGTCATATCCTCCGCAGAGTCAATCATCCATTCTTTGTTGTCTGAATAGATTGTGTTTCCATTGTTTTCCGAAATCAAATGCCACATAATTAAGCCTCCTTTACTGAAATAGTAAGTCGCGTTGATTCCAGTCCCAAATTTCTATCGGCATCAACTGCTTGAAACGCAATGATTCTGTCTCCTGCGCTTTGGAATGTTTTTGAAAAACTGATTGTTTCTTGCGTTACGTTGTAGATTCTTTCGTTCACTTGTTCATCCACGATAAATCGGATGGTTTGTGCATTTTTTTGTACTACAGTGAAGGTGATACTCTCGCCAACTACAATGCTTGTTTTATCAGGCGTTACACTGACAATTTGCGGGCGTGCATCCGCAAGTATAGAAACATCTTTTTGCCAAGCAGATAACAACTTATTGTAATTCTGATTTGCTGTGTTCGTCTGATAAACCGCTGTTTTTAGCAATTCCAAAAGTAATAGTTTTTCTTCTGGGGTTATCAGTTTGCTTTCAAGTTTGCTAAAACGATCTCCGACAGCTTTTGATTCAGCAGCATATTCGCTTCTTGTTAATGTTGTGTCGAGTTTTATATTTGAACTTGGCTCATGAGAAGTTTTAACAATATCATTTACTTGTCGTGGAATAATTGGAATGGTAATTTTATAAACCGTAAAACCGCTGGTTTCATCTTCAACGTACACGTAACAAATTATGTCTTCTGACTTTGACAGCAAAACATCCGGTATAGCGACAGTCCACTGATTCTCAGAAACTATTTGTGGTTCTTGGGAAACGCTAATACTTGATGTAGATGTGGCAAAATGAAAAGTAACATTGTTTGCATTTAGACCTGATATTTGAAGAAAAATTCCTCGATCGTATTGATAAACAGGATTTGTGGTGTACGTAGAAGTGTGACCAACCGTGACATAAAGGTAAGAACCTTTTGCCATGATAGCATCACTCCTTAAAGTAATATAAAATAATAAGGCGACGGTGCGCTTTTTAGGCGCACCGTCGCAAAGAAATAGTTCAAATCGGAGCAAAATGCTATAATCAATTTTATTTGTTAAAAATCATCGAAATCGGTACAATCATCATATTCATCATAATCGCATGTTGGTTCAGATTCGTCAACACAACAACAGTCTAAAACAACGTAATCATTATAATCTATATCGTCTTCGTCGTTTTCGTTTTTACGATAAGAATCACAATCATTATCATCGTCTTCATTAAGACAGAGATCATCGTCGCTCTTATTGCAAAAATAAGAATAATCGGAAATTATGTTGGAATAATCATTATCTCCGCAATCGTAGTCATAGCACTCCGAATCTGCACCATCGAGCGAATCTTCATGAATATCTGGAATGAATATATGATCTATTTCTAATTGAGTTTTTACCTGAATCGGAGTGAATATTGTAGTTCCAATCACACGATGGTTATTATCAAGATGTCGATAGCTTCCATCAGGATTTTCTGAAGAAGTCATCACAACGTTGTTGTTTTGATCTTTTGTGATTGATGTTTTTCGCAAAAAACCGGGGTCAGTGCGCCCAAGATAATTTCCATCATTATCATAATGAATCTTTTGCTCAGGAAAAAATCCGTCGAGTGTTTCGCCGACTTTTTCTCCGCGTTCATTATAATGAACAACACTTCCGAACAGTGTTTTGATACTCTTTAAAAAACCCATACTGTCACTCCTTTCTTTCAACATGCATTATAATCCAATTTGAAATCAATGTCAATCTGTTTCAGTAATTTCATCATCGACAAAAGAAATATCTGCGTAATCGCCGTCATTATCATCTTCGCGTGGCTGTTCGTCAGCGACATCATAGATGGTCATTCGCTTCAGATCTCGTCCTTCTTTTGTCAATATCTGTTTTGTATTAGAACGCTCGATTACTCGAAGCAGCGAGCTAACAGACATAGGGGAGGAGAGTACTGCTCCGTTATCAAGAATGATCGTCGATTTTGCCTGTGCTCGACCGCATGAATTAATCAATCGCCCAGCTTTACGCTCTTCTCGCATAAGAATTTCTGCTTGATGCTGAGAAGCGTCAAGAATGGCAACAATCCGCGTAGCGCAAATCGCAACCGTGTTTGAAATTTTAACATACCTTAGTGGAATCTGATACACAATTATCACCTCCTTCCGACAAGAGGCTATAATCGTATAACCATGTATCATATTCATCTGGAATTGGAATACGCTTTTTGCCTTTATAACTACAACGCTGAACTTTTTTCCAATTTGAAATTAAAATAATTTTTCCAACAAGAGACTTTGCTTCTTCTGCCATTGCTTTTTTCATTTTCATAATGCCAGATGTTCCGCGCTGGACAGAGTAAAGCTCAATCTTAACCCCATAAGTATCATCAACGTTCTTCACAAAATAAGCTAAATCCGGACTGTCGGTATCGCAACTTATGCATAATTTCAAAAGATCATTTTCTTGTTGCAACTTAAATCCGACTGGCATATCGTTGTCTGGCGTTTCCAATTCCAATTTGACTTTCTCTAAAAGACGAGTGTCATATGATTTAAGTCCTTTTGACATCTTTCGTTTTCCATCGAAAAAATCATCAAATAACAATTTTAATTTCTGCATTTTACCAAATTCAGAAAAGTAGCCGACATGAATCAGGGCTTCTATTTGCCGCTTATCGACAGAAGTATTTTTCTGCAAATACGCAAGAACATTTACAAAATGCTCGAATTTTAAGTTAGACATTTGATATAGTTCTTCAGCGACAACTGCTGAAATATATTTAATAGACTGCAATGATTGAGAAATCGTATGATTTTCTTTATCGATATGCCACGAGCGATTATCTTCGCCAAGTCGTCCTGGTGCAATCTGAATGGCGGCATACTTTTTCATTTCCTGAATGATTTGTGACACTTTTTCAAGTTTGCCTTTAGCACTGAAAATTTCCAGCATAGTTTGATAAAATTCATAAGGGTAATGGACTTTTAAATAAGCTCCATACAAGGAGTCAAGACACATGGCGTAGGCGTGCGAAGCGTTGAACAAATAGCTTGCACTATTTAGAATAACTGTCCATACATCATCCGCTGTTTTCTCTGCCAATTTTAATTCAACATTTTCTTGTTCTACCAAATAAGAGGTAAAGCCCGGAATGAAACGTTCTTTATAGGAAGCAACTTCTGGTAAATGCTTTTTCTTAATATGTTTGATAAGTGCATTTGCATCTGCTGGTGAAATGCCTGCGGCCTTTGCCAGCGTCATTATCTGCTCATCATAGAACAGAAAAGAAGATTGCCCTGTGATTCCGGTAGCACCTTCAAGCCGAAGTAGTTTATCCATCGCTGGAACTCCATAGTTATGATAATTACGGTTTACGAAATCGTCTACAAGGCTTTTTGCGCCTGGACGAATACTTGCAATAAATGCAGCCAGCTCAACAGTATTCTTTGGTTTAAAACGCATAACTCTCTGCGTTGTTTTTGCTTTTTCGCATTGATTTAAGCCAACTGTGTAGCCATTTGCATACAAATCCCATATTCGAGAATCATCTTTGACAGCATCAATAAGTTCGGATGCTGTTAGAACTGGTTTTCCGATGGTTTTGAAAGTCTCATTGATAATTTTCACAACATCGACGCGTAAAAGATCCATTAATACCGTCGGTTTCCCGATATTTATTAGCGGATTAGACTATATCATCAACCATTTTCAGGTTGCACGGCGCTTCAGAATGCGGAGTTTCACCGCAAACTTACAATTAGTCGTTACACTTTCTCAGATTCCTCTGAGCTTAGCACGGGATTGACGTGAAGTTTTAATTCTTGCAAAATTTCAATGCATTTCGGTAGAATATTGTCATTATATTTTATTTCGTAAAGTGGGATGTGTTTGTTTTTACAATAGACTTTTTTCATTAAATCGGTCTTTTCTCTTTGCAGTTTTCCAAAATTATTCCATTTAATTTCTTTATAGTGCTGCGGCCCTTGAAATTCAATTAAGCATTTCAACTCATCGTTATCAAATAATGCAAAATCAAATCGTAACGATTTGCCGCTTTCACTTTTTAAATCATCAAATATCATTTCTTTTTTAAATTTGATTCCTTGATTTAAAAGGAATTCTTTGATTGCGGATTCTCCTCGCGATGTTTTATCGCATCCGCAGCTAGTTACATGCTTATCTGTTAAATGCCCAACGGAAACATTAACATAGTTTCCGCAATCACATTTGCACAACCAGATTGTCGAAGCAGCTCCTTTTTTTGTTTTACGGATTTCGGCGCATTCAATCGCAATCAATTTCCCATATCTTTGATTTGTTATATCTTTAAACAATCTATTGTGTGTTATCTCTTTCTTTAAGCATCCGCAACTTTTCGTTTTACCGTTGATTAAACCGTTCCTATATACAGATGTCTTGTTTCCGCAATCACATAAGCATTTCCACTTTGTTCTTGTTGTGCCTGCTGATGTGATTATACTTTTATCTTTTTCCAAAACGATTAATCTCCCAAATCGTTGCCCAGATAAATCGTTTTTCTTCTCTCTTCCGTTCAAACGATTCTTTTTCCCAACACATCCACACGAAGTAGTTTTTGCTTGAATTAAATTTTGAGATGAAACAATGGCATTATTTCCACATTCACATTTACAATTCCACATTGTTCTTGGTTTTCCACTTGGCAATATATGATTTTCGGCTCTTGACAAAACAACGAGTTTCCCAAATTGTTTATTGGTTAAATCAATGAATTTCGCCATCTTTTCATCTCCTATCTTTTTAGTTTTTCCCGTTAGCCTCCTACGAGACACCGTGTATTTACACGTTCACCGTGTTTTTCAATATGTGTTACCACATAAAGGAGCTATCTTTAACTCTTCACATAACCGAATCGATCTGCTGTTGCACCGTCGATATAAACACACATCTTCGGTTCTTTGTTACCAGTCTTTGATTTTAAACGAATAATACCAATTTCCTCACGAAGATCTTTATGATAAACAAGATGTGCGCAAGGATGAGGCGAAACAGTAACAACTATATCTCTGTACTGTTTGCTTTCTTCTATAAGCGGAAGATACTGATCTTCTACGTAATCTTCAATCTTAATCTCGTCGTCAGGATCATAATCTGGATCATCCTGATTATTTTCTTCTGCGTGTTTGTAATCTAATTCATATTTTGAAATTTGCTTTGAAACTTCGTTAGAGGTTTCAAAATCAATATCTCTCGCTCTCGCGAGTAATTTAAAAGCAGATAAGGCTTTTGTTTTTCCATATGCTATCATCGGATAGCAAGAGTGTTCTCCAAAGATTTCCCGACCGGCTTGCTCAAATGCTTCTACGTTTGATATGTTGCTGTCAATATCTGGCATACTTCCTGATTCAAGTTTAGCCTTACTTATGAAGCGGTCGGGATACATTCGTACTGGACTATGCAATCTGTTAATAGAAGTAAAACCAAGAGCATAATTTGTGGCAAAACTACAAGCTGAACCTCTGGAAGTCGTAGTTAAAACGCCACCATTCTCAATTCCTTTTTGAAGCATGTCATGCAGACCAATAAAGTAGTCGGCTGAGTTTGTTTCGAGAATCGTGTTCATTTCAGTTCGCAATTCTGCGGCTTCTTCTTTTGACGGTTTTCCTTCCCTATTAATATAGCCATCGCAGACCATTTTCTGATAAACGTAATTGCGTTCTTCTTGTGTGAGTTCTGGACGACTAATTGGGAATTTCCTATCTTTGTCAAAATAAAGACCGTCAAAATCAAGTAATTGTTTTGTATTATCAAAGGCTTCTTCTATCTGTATATCCGAAAACACTTTTTGATTTTGAAGCATCAATTTTGCTTCTTCTCCGGTCGGCAAGTACAAATCGAAATCATCTTCGTATTCATAAGAAATTTTTGCTGATTTCATTAACTCTTTTCGGAGAATAGCATCTTCATGACGTATATAATGACTATCCGTCGCGTAAATCAGAGGATAGCCGTATTTCTGATATATTTCAAGAATTTTTGCATTGTGTTTTACTTGGACTTGTTGAGGATGATGCTGAATTTCGAGATAAAAATTCTCTCGAAAAATTTCGTGAAGCATATTGCAATATTCTAAGCCATGTTCTTCATCTTTTAGAACACCACCGACACAAGCTGTTGTAACAAGAAAATTTCGGTAATCTAATTCACTTAACAGTTGAAAATCGACTCTTGCTTTTCCGTAGAAACCACTTTCATTGGCTTGCGACAGCATTTTATTTAGCTGCCGCAAGCCATTTTGATTTTTTGCCAGTACAATTAAGTGAAAATTCCGTCTGTCTTTCAATTCAGGGTTTCTATCAGGAACAAAATAGCATTCAGCTCCGGCAATTGCTTTCATATTGAAATCTGCGTCGCTTAGTTTTTGTGCTACTTCATATTGTTCCCAAACATCAGAACGGTTTCCGTGTTCCGTAACACATAAAACAGGAATGTTTCTTTTCTTAAACTCTACACCATAATCCATAATAGACATTGTACTATCTGGCTGTGTTAAAGCGTTAGAATATTTACTGTGTATGTGATAGGGGATATAAGCGGGTACATTTTCCATCGTGTACCTCCATTATCTTCGTCTGAATTTCTTCTGTCCGTTGGGACAAATATTACGGCATGAACATAATTCAGTACAAAAGAAATCAGGCTTATCTGGATCAACTTCCTTTGTTGTTAGGTAGTCTATGAAATCATAAGATTCCATTTTATCCATCGTTTCTTCAGCCCAAGCCAAAGTTTCATTATACTGTTCTTTCTGGAATCGGCGTTCCATTTTTAAGCCATCTTCTTTGAAAAGATTAAACATCAGCCTGTCTGGATATTTTCCGTACTTTTCATACACGAATTTGCTATACATTAGCTGCTGGCGGTACATTTCATCTTCGGCTTTTCGAAAAGCACCTAAAGATTTTGATTTATGGTCTAAAACAATCAATTCTTTAGTCTTTTCGTCTTCCATTACCATGTCAACGATGCCTACAAAAGGACGACCAGCAACGTCAATCTTAAATCGTTCTTCAGTTTCAATAATGTGATAACCTTTAAAACGATCAAAATTCATAAAATAATCATAGCCAATTTGAAACGCCTTTTCTGCATAACCTTTTTTAGCGAGCATATTTGGCCAGCTTTCAACCACTTCCAACGGATACCGTCGTTTGTATTCAAAAGGAAGATCTTCAGCTGTTATCATTCCTTTAGCCCATTGATCAAGCAAATCATGAATTAAAGTACCTTGCGATGCAAAAGCGTTGCTAACAACATCGGGATTATGCTCAATCTTTTGTAAATAAAAATTGTAAGGACAATCAGAAAAAGATTGCAACTGAGAATAACTGTAAACGTGCTTATCATCAAGCAAGCTCATTTGGTTCACCGCCTTTTTTAATTTAGTTTAATTGGATAAATTGCATCAACACCATTTTCGGATGCCAATAGGCAGACCTGTACGGCTGGGCCAAATAAGCGTTTCTTTGTGGTATAATCATCTCCACCAGTAACGACAGCCCCGTTGCGGATGTATCCTACATCTTCAATTCTGGCCTCGGCAATATGCATATGTCCTGCCAATATGTAATCAATTTTTGTATTGGTAAGGTTAGAAATTTTCACGGCAGTAGATTTTAAATCGGGATCAAAATCTCCATGAACAAAAGCATACGTTTTACCCATTATTTCAACTAAACCAACTGTTGAATCAAGCGTTTCATCGAGAAAAGTGATATGTTTTATGTTTTCTAATTTTGCTTTACAAAACCAAGAAATTAAAGCATCCAAACGTTCAGAACGCAAGGATTCGGCTAAATTCTCGCTGAGACGTGAATGATTGCCAGTTACACTGGAGACTCGCACGTTTGCAAAAGTTTTTGATAAAACCATCAGAAAAACAGAAACAAGATTTGAAACACCAACTATTTGTTCGATAATATTTTGTTGGTTTTCGAGACGAATTGTCGGATGAATGATCCCAGAAATCATATCTCCCATTAACAACACGTGGATTGTGGAGCAGCCTTCTTTTCTACCTAATTCGCACAAATGATTAGCATATTCCATAACACGCATTTCAGCGATTTTAGGACTATACTGATCATAAACCGATGAAAAAGCCAATCCATAATGAATATCTGAGAGCATAGCAATCAATTCATGCTGTGTGTACTTTCGCATAATAGGAGGTTGTGTAATTTCCGGCAGTTTTTGAATGCTGTTTTTTAATTCGTTCCAAAATGAATCTTCATGTGCTTCCAATCGAACAGTTCGTCGATTTGCCGCTTGCTGTTCGCGTAATAACACACGCTTTTTTTCAAGTTCGCGTGTATTTTTTATCAACAACGAATTATAAACATCTGGAATATCGGATATTTCAGCAACAGCAGCCGCTTGTTTCATTTTTTTATAGCGTTTTCGATAAGCAGACTCATCATATGCCAAATTAAATTCGGAATTTAAAAATAATGATATATCAAACCAAGTACGAGAAAGTTCATTTGATTCCTTCGCTGCTCCTAATCTCCACAGGCATTCATCAAATGATTCTCCGTTATTTCTTAATAAATTCATTCAAAACCCTTTCCGAGCCGGGAAGAGTTGTTAATCGCAAAAAATCAAAAAATCAGACTCTGGCTCATAACTTAAAATGGTGGAGCAGCCTGTTGCCTTTCTGTTGCAACAGGCTGCCCATCTCGAATTGTAAAATCCGGAAAAGAACTTACGGGATTTACGGCAAGAGGAAGATTATCATGGTTCCACCCATATATAATACGATCTCCATAAGCAGTCTGAAAAATTCTGCGTGTAGCAGGATCATAACTGCACTGGATACGTTCGCAAATCCCGTATTCTCGATTTTTAGTTACTCTTAAATTTGGTTTCTCTATATTGATAACAGTATCTGCCAAATTGGTTATATTAGCAGAACCGGCTACATCCTCTGACGTGAACGTTTCTCCAGGTTTGGTCTTGCGAGGATGACAAACCAACATAACGCAAACTTTATATTTTACTGCAAATTGTTTTAAGGCTGCGACAAACTTTCCCTGAGCACGATTCTCATCTGATGCACTGGAATCAGAAAGAACAGTCATCAGATTGTCCACTAAAAACAATTTGCAATTGTATCTACGAGCACACAAAGTAAATATCTTCAAGATTTTATCTTCTTGAGAAAGTGGAGAGCTATTATTATTGTCAAATAAAAAGAATTTGTTGTTGATCCAATCTTTTATCCGACGCTGAATCTCAAAAGGAACTACGCCATAAGTTTTTCCTGTTTTCGTGTCTGTAATGGCTTCAATATATTTACGCTCTGTTGCTTGAAGCATAATCCAGTCAACAAAACGTTGAGCCGTCAGTTCTCCTGAATAAGCGCATACATTATACCCTTGCTGTATCCCATTTAGCAAAATCTGTCCACCAAGAGTTGATTTTCCTTCACCGCGTTTCACTTATCCCCTACATTTCTATAGGGAGCAGACTATATCTTCATCCGATAATTATCGGAGCACAGCACTTCCATGCTGGAGTTTCACCAGGCATGTACTTCCTTTCGGAATAGTCGTTACACCTTCTTAGATATTCTCTAAACTTGGCACGGGATTGACATGTAATTGAGTTCTTGTATTATTTTTTCTAATTCTATTTCTATCTTTTGGTCGTATCGAATTTCATATAGCTTAATATCGTTATTGTTACAATAGTTCTTCTTTAATTGATCTGTGATTTCTCTTTGTTGTTTCCCAAAATTATGATAATCGATTTTCTTATAGTGCTGTATTCCTTGATATTCCAGCAGCGCGATAATTCTATTGTTTTTATCGATTATAGAAAAATCAAATCTCAATTTTCGATTTGTAATTGGATTTCTTAAATCGTCAAATGTTTGTTGAGTATTAAACAGTATTTTATTTTTCTTAAACCATTCTTGAATGTCTCTTTCTCCGTATGAATAGTGGAAGCATCCACAGCTTTTTGTCAATCCTCTTTTTAATGACATTGACGGAACTGTTACAACATTTCCACATTCACACTCACACATCCAAGACGTTTTATCTCCATACATGTTTTCCGCTCTATCAACGACTGTCAGTAACCCATATGTTTTTCCAATAATGTTATCAAGATATTTATCTGATGCTTGTTCGGCAAAGAAGCAGCCACAGCTTGTCGATTCTCCATTTTTCAATTTATCGAGAGATACAATCGCGGTATTGCCACAATCACATCGACAAAGCCACATGACCCTGTGCTTTCGTTCTGTCGCTTCTTCGTCTACTTCTAATGCAACAAGTTTTCCAAATCTCTGATTGGAAATATCAATTCTCTTATTGTGAAGCGCTTCCATATTCCTGCAACCACAACTTTTTGAATTTCCTGATTTTAAATTATTGGATCTAACTATTGTTTCTTTTTCGCAATTTAAGCATTTGCATTTCCACATTACAAAAGTAGTTCTATTTGATATTCGTTTGTTTTCTGCTCGTTTCAACACGAGCAAGTCTCCAAACTGTTGACCTGTTAAATCAACGAATTTCCCCATAATACATCACTCTCAATTATTTAGTTTTCCCCGTTAGCCGCCAATTGGCGACACCCGATATGTATCGGTTCACTGTGTATCGATATGCGTTGCCGCATAAAGGAGCAAAATGGTTTACCCGAAAAAATTGTTAGCGAACCTTCTGCCAGTCCGCCAATCATAGAATCAAGCGCTGGAACTTTTGTTAGGATTCTTGGAATAGAACGAGGATCCACCATTGTTACGTCTGCAAGATTTAAGATACCTTCAATTGGCGCTGGTTCACAAGATTTTGCGATTTCGTTTAGTTTTTCTGCTCCGTAAGCATATAAAATCTCGTTAGCGTCTTTGCAAATACGACCGGCATATTGTCCGTTCACAATCAAATCAGGATATTCTGGCGCAATCAAGCAACGGTCTTCTCCAAGACGCTGCATAAGATTTGTAACCATTTCAATGCCTGGTTCATCAGCATCTCCGAAAAGAATAATCTGCTGAAACTTTTCGAGCCAATCCCAACATAAAGTTACAAACTCTAAATTGTTGCAGCCACAGGGAACAGAAACAACGTTTTTAATCCCAGCTTCATACAAAGAAAGTGCGTCAATTTCTCCTTCAGTGATATATAGAGGTTTGTTGAACGACACTTGATCCATACCGAAAAGGATTGGCTCTGTATTTTTCTCTTGCCATTCTTTCGGACCATCTTCTTTTTTATGTTTTGCTGGCTTACGATATTTTGTATAGATTAAAACGTTATTACGATAAAAAGGAAAAACTATATTTCCTTTATTGTCAGCCTGAATCTTAAAAGCATGTAACGTATCTTCTGAAATCTTTCGTTTGGCAAAATATGCAATAATTTCATCCGTCAGTGGCTGAAAATTCTCGCCAGTTGGTCTTTCATACATCTTTTTCGTATGAGAAGGCATTCGGATTCCGTCGGTTTTAACCTTTTCACCGAAATACTCGCATAAATCGCGGAAGCTGCCCTTTGCTGAGCAGCTTCCGCGCAAGCAAGAGTATGCGCCATTGTAAAGGCCAACCGCAAAGGTATCCGTGTCACCCGACTCTCCGCCGTGACAAAACGGACAATATTTAGCAACAGCCTGACCATTACGAATTCGATATTCGCCAATATATTTATCACAAATATCAATAATTTGATCTTGCGTTGCAGCCATTTTAATTGGCCTCCTTCGTTATTTAGAAATCAAGATCATCAGCAGAGAAGTTTGCTGCCGCAGGCGGCGCAGCTTCCTTATCCTTCAGCTTCGACTGAACTTCTGCATGATCAACATTCATACGGAGACCAGTCCTGAGCGTTCCGTCCTTCGCTGTATATTCCACAGCCGCGACTTCGCCACAAACAGTTACACCACTGCCCTTCTGTGCTCGCGAATAAAACCGCTCGCTGCGCTTGCCAAAGATGGTACAGTCATAAAAATTGGAAACATAATTATTGTTCTTATCTTTTGAAGAAGTGTTGACCGCTACGCGGAAAGAACAAGCAGTATTTGCGCCAATCTGACGCATTTCAGGGTCACTGCACAGATGTCCAACAATAGTAGAAATAGCACTCATATTTTATATCCTCACTTTATTTTTTTATATTACGCGGCAGCCGTAAGCGCATTAAGTAGTTTCTTTAATTTTGTGCGGTCATCACAAGTTTTGTAATTACCGCTTCCGATGCAAGGGAAAATGACATTCTTTGCAAATTCGATTTTCTTTTCCTTGTCGAATTCTTTTGTCCGTGTCTTAATTTCAGTATCGATTTTTACACGCAAATCGTTTAATTCTTCCGCTTCGCGCTGTTCTCGATTCGCTTTTTCTTCAGGAGACTCTTCTGGCAAATCCTCTCCAGCATAAATGTAGCCACCAAGTCCATGTCTTGCAATTGCCTTTGTCAGACTGCGCTGTATGGTCTTATTCATATCCATAGATGTTACATTTTCAAAAGGAATCGACTTGTTCTTAAAATCCATGATAGGAAGATATTCGATGTGTTCCAAAGAAAAATCTCCATCAACCAGCGTTACGCCAGTCTTAACCCAGCATGTTTTTCCATCGGTAAAATACGGGATATTATTCGAAGTTTCATAAATCGTATAATATGATTCAGGAAAAGCCTTCTTGAATTCTGTCCACGCCCAAGCCCACGATAAATAAGTTAAGCCATTTTTCTTTTCTGTATGCTCTGAACAATCAATTCGATTGAGCTCAGCAAAACGATTTCTATCCATATATTACTCCTCAAACTTACTCAGTCGTGCGATGCGTTCCATGATTTCCTGATATGCTTCAGCCGCAAGCATTTGCTTTTTCACTTCAGCCTTAACCTTCTGACGATGACGCTTCTTCGCAAGTTCTTCGGCTTCCTTTCGGCGTTTTTCAACTTCAAGGCGCTTCTGTTCATTAAGATAATCAACTGTATGCGTTTCCACGACTCGATGCAGTTTTGCGGTTGAACCATACAGCTTCTTACCTAACGCGGCAAGATAAGCCATATAAATATCGTACTGGTCTTCGCAGCCTTCACTTAGACGAACAACTGTTTTCGTCCCGTCAGTCCACTTCACAACCGTCGTTAAGCCGTCAGGAAGGATGTATTCCGGTTCAAGAAGGACTTCGGACTTGCATACAAAACCGAATTCGGTTTCAAATTCATATTTATTTTGACCATCAATTTTCGGAGGTTCCTCGGAAGGAGTTTGCGTAATGTCATCGATGCAAAATGAATGAATTGCTTCCTGAAAAAGAAGATTGTCCTGTACATAGTTCTTTGGGTGCATTTTTGTTAATTTCCTTTCTTTTATTACAAAACAATTCTTATTGAATTGTTGTTGTCCACATATCGTTTTTTAATATATCTACCAGTGAATAATCTGGTTCTTGATATTCTGTTATGAATTTGTACCCTGTATCATTTTTACATTTCATTGATTTATCTGGAACCCATTTTATTGGAACGATGGATCCAAGAGGGGCGCCATATTTATCACATTTGCACCACGCTAAAAGCCCTTTAGGATAATATTTTTTCGTATCTTCATGTGCGTAGTTTTTACTATTGTGCATATGATCTCTTGTGCGATAAAAGGACATAAAATCAATGAACCGGTCATATCCATCAATATCAGGAAATATTACGCGAGTAACGCTATCTGTAATAGTGTTACCAGTACGTATTCGATAACCACTACGAGTAGTGGACGGACTTTTATCACGACACAAAATGTATGACGGAATCATAATGCCCTTTTGAGCATCCGATTCCGCGATAATCCCAAGAATAAACATTTTTTTCTCCTATTACGCAGGAGGCAATAGCTTCTTACGTTGATATTTCATTTTGTTAATAAGACTGTTTTGCAATTTCTTTGCTTTATCTTGACATGAAGAACATCTACACTGTTTACTATTTGTTCTTTCACACCATGTTCCACAATCGCAGCATTCAAAAAAGCCGGAAGCCTTTTTAGGGCAAATATGTCCCTTACTCCATGCAGGAATTTTCATACCGCATTTAGGACAAATAGAGTATGTTTCCAAATTCGATTCCAAATTTGAACAAACAATATTTCCAAATACTCGCCAGAACATTCTCTTGTGAGCAATTTTAGAAGCGTTAGATCCAACAAATAAAAATTTAACAATAGAAGGGTATACTTCTTCCAATGAGCCGTATTTGCTCGTTAGTTCATCGATAATTTCTTGTGCAGTAAAATCATAAGTCATTGCAACATTGTGAATGTCAGAATCTGATGCGGGGTTTTGTATTACAGTAGGAATATTGCTATCATCAATTCTACAAAATAGTTCTACCGCATCAGGATAATAACTACGCGTATCTTCGACAAGAAACATTTGCCAGTTAAAAGGAGCAACATTGGCGTAGTTAAAATTAATATTTCCAATATTGTCGAAACACGCACAGAGTCGATTCATAGTTGATTGATTAATTTTCGCATACTTTTTACGTTCTTTTACGGGTAACTTTGAAAAACGTCTACCATTTTTAGAGAATTGAAAAAAGAAAGGCATTTTTCCGTTCTTTCCACCAGTAGCTTTATTAATTCTTTTTAGAATGGCAGGATATTGATCATATCCATTGACAAATCCCGTTTTTGCTGCATCAATGACCAAATTATTATAGAAGCATAATATAGCGGCAGCTTCTCTATCAGGATTATCTCGGTTCCATAATTTTGTTAGGCTATTACTAACTTGTCCTATGCCGCTGAAATTATGAGCTCGTTTTAAGCCTTCAAAAAACTCATTAATATTAATTGGTTTAGCACCAGCTTTTCCGAGCTCGTAAAGCAAGGGGACAATATTGTATTTTTTTATATTCCGTTCGGCGATTGATATAAGAAGAGAATCAGAAACACAGTTTAACTGATCCCCATCACAATCGAACTGTAAAACTTTGGAAATCAAGTCATGACAAGAAGTATAAATAGCATCAGTATAAAACCAGTCATAAATATTTTGCTCATGAAGAACTTTTCGTATCGTCCACTCCATATATAAATGAGGAGAACGTAACGCAGCTATTTTGTCAGTATTACGAAATGGACGGCACGCCACTTCTCCATCTTGAAGCAATCCCTTTGGGGCTCTAATATGAAGAAACCAGTACTCGCACATCGCGTAGAAATCAGGAACAACGAATAAACGTTTATTGCTGCATTTGATACGTCCAGATTTTGCGTCAAGTGTCCATTTCTTTTTTATTGATTTTAATGTTTCTTTTGAATATGCTTCTCTTAGCAATTCAGGGTAAATTGCAAGAGCTCTTTTATACGAATTTGCAGACTCCTTGTCTGCTTGCAATGTTTGAAGCATACTCTCAGACGATTTAGCGATTCCTGTGATTTTATCGTGCGATTTCAATGTGAACAAAGACAGTTCCTCATTACTGAAGTCTGTCAACGTTTGAAGCATTTGATAGGAAATATCTGTGTCTGGAACATAGTCTTCTTCAAAATTCGTTCGGTTAAAACAGCAGTTATTTTCTTTGAATTTTTGTTTATAATCGTCCCAAGAATCATAAAAGTTCCATAATTTAAACTGTGACTTCGTTAAGATAACTTGAATGTTTTCTTTTTCCAAATTATGATAAGCCCCGTAAACATCCTTAATAATCGGTGGTGCATGATGAACTTTGCAGAACCGAATAAAATCAAAAGAGGAAAGGAGTCCTTTAATCCACGGCGCACGAATCATAAAATTTTTTCGACTAACAGAAGGAAGCATCATTCCACAGCCATCTGTGTGTTTGATTTCAGTCGTGCGAATACCTCGCTCAATCGAATAGTTAGGGTTTATATAATCAACAAGTCCGGTCACAGGAGACTCAACATCATCGACTACAATCACACGATCTATATCTAATTCAGGCCACGGATCTGTAGCGGATGCACCTAATGCAATGTATGCCATTAGTTTATTTGCATTAATTCCGCCTTTTTCGTTGATTTTTTTGAATGATAAGCCACAGAATAAATGCCCGCAAATCTTATTCCATGCTTCATCAGAAAGCATCTGAATTTTGTCAGTACGCAACTGCCCCGCCGAAGCAGTTGCAAAACGGTAATGCTTTCTAATAACTGTTCCATCATCCGTTAAAATAGACATATAAAACCCCTGCTTTACGACTTGCTCAAGAATGTCAAGAGACTTCCATTTAACAATAATCTTATCGAAAGTCACCTCTCCATTTCTTAACCCCATTGCACGAGATTCGTCTGAAGCAAATTCTGCGATTTTTTTAGATAAAGATAAATTTTTCCAAGAAACACCTTTTGGAACAATTATATGATTTTCGGAATCGCGTTCCAGTTTTGATTTATCCAGCACAGAAGGAAGACGGACTTCTCGTGGTTCAGTCCTGGATAAAATCATAGAAGATAATTTCTCTTGCAATGTACTTTTTTCTGCACGAATTTGTTCTTTTACTGATGGATCACAATCTTCTTTTTCATCTTCTTTGTTTGCAGAAGTAATGCAATTTAGTATTTTACAATATAATTCATATTCTTCTGGCGTAAATAAGTCAGTCGTAGTTACTGACATTAGGTTTATTTGTTGGGATAAGTACGTCTTTTGCCCCGTACCGACCACTCCTTTCTGTTTCTCTTCCATTAAGGCGATTCTCGAAAGGTGAAAATCGCAAAGAAGAACGGAGAGAGTGGGATTCGAACCCACGATGCTTTGCAGCATTCTGGTTTTCAAGGCCAGTACAATCAGCCACTCTGTCATCTCTCCAAAATGGTTGTCTATCTGATTTATCTTTGCTATGCCGGCTGACAGGTTGCCGGATCTCCGCCTCCAGAGCCTTTGGTCTGGGGCTGAGATACGGCTACAGGTCAGCAGGCATATCCTGTAGTAGTAGTCCACGACTGATAACACCTAGTCGCCAATCTTTACAGATTGTATTCATAGACAACCTAAAAGAATTCTCTGATTTATCTATTCTTTGCTGCCTCTCCGAGGCAGCAAAGCCCTTCCTTGTTATTGTGTTTACTACTGATTACACCAAGTAGTTGCTTTCGCATATTCAGAATTCTTTTATTATTTAGTTATTATTACTTTCAGCCTTCCGTTGCCTCTCACAAAAAGCAGCGGATATTACTTCTTTCAGTGTTATTCCGACTTTCGTTTCCAGCTTTTCCACCACATGTTTTCCATAACTGGGTTCGATATATTCAAAATAAGATAATTTACCTTGCAATTTCCGGGCACGATCTTCAAGGCTGTCCACATTATCTTTATTGTTCTTTGCATCCATCAGCAAATTAAAAAGCTCCGCTTTTAGCTTCTTGTGCTTTTCATGTCCGATGGTAATCTTATTGTCCTTATTCAGCATCAGACCCAAGCCCCAATTGCGACCGGCAATGCTTCCATAATGTGTCTTTTCCTGTTTTAACACCAAAGGAGCATCCAACATATCTAACACTTCATATACGATTCCGATCGGTTCGTGCGGATCAAAATCTTTCTTTCGAGAAATTTCAATATCATCCGCATATCGCGTGTAAACATAACCTTTTTCAGCAAGTAGTTTACTTATTTCGCAATCAAAAGGAATCATACATAAATTACTTAGAGCGGGGGAGATAACCGTACCCTGAGGAAGACCATTGTTTAAAAAACAATAATCCATAATCAAAGCTAGCTTTTCTTTTCTTCTTTCGCTTAATTCCGAATATGGATATACCATGCATATCATCCGCATAACAAATTCTTTATCAAGACTTCCAAAAAAGTTTTTTACATCCAAATGCAAAAACCATTTTGATTTGTTAAGCTGATGCCTCATCCGACAATGTTTTGTAGAACGTCCTCTTCTGTATGCATAAGCTGCTGTATGTGCAAGAGGCAAGACATCATCAATAATACGCCTCTTAATTCTTTCTTGACGCATCCTTAAAGAAGGGCTTGGTTCGTCAATAGAACGCCTTCCACCTGTTTTCTTTGGAATTGTAAAGTGATTATATTCCTTTGGAATATCAGGCACACATGATAGCGTGTCAATTTGCCGTTCAAGTATTTGTCTGTTTTTACAATATGTATTAATTATAGCATTCGGAATTTCGTCATCATTATAAAATTTCGTCAATGAGAAGCTATGCGTAGCACCTTTTCTTAGTGAAATTTGTTTATTGGTTAAAAAAGCATTAATTCGCTTCGACGAGAAAATGCGAGGCTTCACGGTCTTCAATACATAAGGCATAATATGTCCTTTCTATCAAGCTGCTTATGACTCCGGATTAGTTGATTAAAAAATCAATGATATTATTATTAAATGTTATTGATTTTTCGACGGCCTATTTCTTTTTTTACTATGTCAATAAGATTCTGTAACTGATTTAAATGGATAAGAATATATAATCTTCTTATAATTTAGCCCTGTTGCCATATTGATAAAATTCGAAACACCAAGACTGACAATTGTCCAAACAGTAGGAATAACAGACAAAGTAAGATTACAAGCACTGACAGGTGTTTCCTCTGCGGCTTCCTCATGCGTGAATTGCATAGAATTCAGAAGAGAAGTAACAGCCTTTGTATCAGTCCAATCTGCGGCAAAATGCTGAGCATCATAAAGTCGCATTCTGAAATCAAACATACCTTTAATAAAAATATTATTTTTATTTTCCTCAACGATTCTTCTTCGCAAATCAATATTATCAACACAAAGAAAAATATAGCCGGTTAGCTTTTGAGCGGTATATCCTTCAGGACGCAACTTTAGCGTTCGATCGATTTCAGGATTAATTGCTTTCATTCTTTCTGCAAGAGCATTCACTTTCAACTTGCCAATGTCATTTTCTGTATAAATCTGATTCGCAATATTATGTGGACAAACAATATCAAAATCATACAGCGTAATATTTGTCAATCCCATGCGAGTCAACGTTTCTGCAACAAGAGACCCTACTGCGCCACAACCGATGATGTGAATGCGATCGATAATAGATTCAGGTTTAAAAATATCGTGAAATTTTGCAGTGTTCATTTTTTTCTGCCTTTCGTTACTTGCCCCCCTCTCAATCGAGAGAGGGGGGCAAGTGTTTAATTTAGTAATACATATATTTCGTCAGATAATCATTTACGCTTTGAGGGTCGTCCGAAACAAAATCTTCGTCTTCGTAAGAATCTTCAAAAGGATAGTCGATTTTACTGCTTTTCTTACCGCTCTTCTTTTTGGTAAATTTTTGTGAATTTGTCTTATTTGAAGTCTTCGTTGCTGTAGTATTTGATGCTATCTTTTCTTTTAAGGAAACAGATGATTCCGGAAAAAACTTATGTTGTTTAACCAATTTTTCATAGCTTTCAATAAAACCAGCTAAACTACCTGTTCCCAAATCTACATCAAAAGCAATGTCATCCGTATTGTAAATCGTGTTTGCAGACAAATCGTAAAGTTCTGCACTAATGTCACATCGTTTGTTTGTAATTAAGAAAAGAAAGAAAGAATCTGGATTAAGTATGTCTGTCAATTCTTTTCGATGTTCCATGTCTGTTGTAGACGGACAAACAGGCATGTTTACGTGCGAATGTCCATGAAAATGTCGTCTACGAATATCTTCAATAGGCATGTCCGCATCCCAGACTTCATCGTCTTCCTTAACGGTGACAGATGTAACAGTTTGAGGATAAACAATAATGTCTTCGATACGATATTCTGTTGGGCTCAGTTTGTCAATTAAACCATACCAACCTATTTCAAAACTGGAACGATCAACAAGCTCACGCATCTTAATATATGCAGCAGCGGAAAATGTTACAAGAATCTTTTCAGTTGCTTTTGTCTCATGAATAGTATCAGAAAAGGTAATTTTGGTGCTGCCTGGTGTATAAGTTTTCAGGTATTCTGCAAACTTTGCAAGCAAATTCTTTTGTTGATTGTCATCAATTTTATAATTACGCATTTTCGTTTTCTTCCTTCACAAGTTTTTCAAATGCTTCTCGCGGAGTGTAGAAATCTCCATCTTCTCCCTCTAAGAATCGTGCTTCCTGACTTTCTCCTAAATTTTCAATCAGTTCTCCGAATGTTACAGATTCTGTAACATTTACAGAATGAAGAGATGAAATACAAATAGAAATAGCGCCTATTAAGTCGTTTGTTCCAAGAGCTTCGATGATTTTCTCTTCATATTGTCCTAAACAATGATGATACCCTAAATGTGGATTTTGGGTCATGTTTTCATCACTGTTTCGATAGCTAACACGAACTTCATTTTCATCAATATTCAGACGAAAAATAGAAGACGTTCGAATTTTATATTTTGGACGATCTGAGAAGATAGAATCTGCCAATTTCTTAAAATCGCTTCTGTTGCCCCATAATACATGATCCCAAAGCCAACTATCATTATTGCTCGAAATAGTCTCGTACATATCAACATCGAACACATCGATGTATCCGTTTATATTCAAGCTAATAACGCCATCGTTATAGTCATATCCGACAATATCTTTATTATTCGAAACAAAACTGATAAAATCGCGAGCTATATTCTCGTTATCATGGACACTTTTTAGAGCAGAAAGAACAATATTTGTTTCGTTAATGTGTTTATAAACATCAGATAATTGCCATTTTAGATCATTGACAGTGTTAAAAAAGCTACGAATGCTATTTTCGCAATTTTTGATTTTTGCATCACGAACTCTGGTGAAAATTTCGTCAGAGCTTTTGTGAAGCATTTTAATTTTTGCAAAATTATAATCAAACAAAGCATTTAGCTTTTTCAAATAATCTGCAAAATCATCGCCTCCAAGAGCAGAAAGCATTTCTAGTTCGCCTTGCGTCAAAGGATTCGTTTCAAAGAACCATGGGAGCATTTTAGGTAACGCAACTTGAAGCAAATGGAATTTTGTTAAAGAATTTTCTGAAATAATACAAACGCACGTTTTCGTTTCGCGCGTGATAAAAATGCGACATTTTATAAAGCCTTTAAAAAACTCAGTAATTTCATCAACCGGCTCCATATCTTGAACGTATTTATTAATGAAAACGTCTAACGAATCTTCTAAAGGGTCTCTAAAGTCGATAAAATAAAATGTATTTACATTGGCCGAGTCTTTCAGAAAAACATCGTCAGTTACGCTATTTATAACATTGTAACGAAGATAAATCTGTTCGTCTTTTGAAATTCGTTTATACAGCAATGCTCGAAGATTCGCAATAATACTTTTATCAAAAAAAAGATCAAGGCTTTGAATATTATCAAAATACTCATTCTTCAAAAAATTTGTTTGTCTGGAATTGTTCAAAGACTCGTTAAACATTTTCGTAATCCTTTCTATAAAAAAAATAAGGGTACAGACGTATCAATCTGTACCCTTATTTCAGAAATTACTGCATCTTGATCATGGAAGAAATATCAGCCTGTTCAGCTTCAGATTCCGTCAGAGCAGCTTCAAAACCTTCCTCAATCTTCTTGATGTTCAACATAGCATATCCATACTTATCCTGAATATACTTCTTAACATCTTCAACATCATTTGGAATCGGAATGGTCACTGTCGCATGACCTTCAGCATCGGTTCGAGTCGTAAAAATCGTCCCAATGTTGCTGATATAGCCATCTCCGTCTTCAATAGAAATGCTATAATCGTTCGTAGCCTTACCATCCTTATCCTTGCTGCACAAAGTATCGGGACGATACTTCTTCAGAGTCTTAATCTGATCAGGCGTAGCAGAGGAGACAAGCACAAGACTGGAACCAGCAACGACAGCGGTTACAGCATTATCCGCCTTGACGGTCATGCGCAGAATCTGAGTACGATCTGGATTCTCAACAAGAGATTCCAGCGTATCATCAAGAGCCGTAACAGGCAGAATAGAACCGTTGAACTGCAACAGTCCACGACCATAGTTCACGTTCGCTTCTTCTAGCAGAGAGCGCAGCGTGCGAGTAGATTCGGCAGTGATGTCCTTGCCGTCAAGACCATTGGAAACAGAAACCTTCGTCAGAAACATAATTGATTTACCTCTTTCTTTTTTGTTAGTCGTTGAGTAATAGAGTGTCAATCAGTCTAAACTTATCATCACGACAATTTTTTAACAACTGAGAGTGTCGGCAGCGGGATTTGAACCCGCACGCTTAAAGCAAGGGATTTTAAGTCCCCAATGTCTGCCTGTTCCATCATGCCGACATATAGAGGTTTTACGAGACCTCTAAACTCGAATGGTAATCTGTGGATTTTACCAACTTTCCATATCTGTTAAGTCAATATGTTCACCACAGATAGGGCAAAAAGCAGTAACAATATCTCCAACACCAGTTGATGCAACATTGAAGACCCAGTGCCCGCCATTTTTGCAAGTCTTCCAATGGTTTCTTCGAAATTCGCGCCAAATCAACTCTTTACGTGGTGTAATGTACACTAAACCCCAATTGTGTTCTGGTGCTAATACGCTTGGCGTTTTGTTTTGCTCTTCTTGGAACAAATCTCGAAGCGCTGAAAGATGTGTTTCAAACTCATCTTTCGGGATACGAAATTCATTATTCATTTTTCTTCCTCCTTTAAATGCCTCTGGCGGGATTTGAACCCGCGACACATAGATTAAAAGTCTATTGCGCTACCAACTGCGCCACAGAAGCAAATAGCGGGGTATTTCCCCGCCGTTTGGTGGGCCAAGGTCTTTCGACCAGCCCATAATAAGTGATGAGGCGGCTCGGTTTTGAAAAATGCACACTTTTATCTCACCGATAATAACCACACCGTCTCTGTGTGCCAATACGTTGATAAGACAAAACTTCTCTTAGAAGCAGACTTAAACTCGAATTTTCTGTTTTTTCTGTAAAAAATCTGTCGTTAGATCGCACTTAAAAAAAGTTTGTCTTATCCGGCTATCACGGAGCGTTTATAGAAATAAACGCGCTTGATTTTCACTAAAACAGGGTCGTCAACATGCCGCTTTTTTGGCTCTCACTTAGTATGCTGATATAATATAATATCCGACGACCCCAGAGACGGCTCCCCTCCGTCTCGACTTGTTATCATTACCCACTGCGGCAGAGAATCTCCGTAGCGACAAGTCCCTATTAGCTCGTTTTCCGGAATGGCGAGCATCACCATTAGTCGTCAGCGACTAACCCGCAGAAGTTTTCCATCATTCTGCAAGATGAGTACACGCTTAGGGACTCGAACCCTAAACCGATCGGATATAAGCCGATTACTCTAACCATTGAGCTAAGCGTGCACATACCGATGCTGCTTTTGCAGCAGCATCGGTACACACCATGATTATGTGCTTTGCGGAAAAAAATGCACGATGCGTTCCGCAAAAAAAAGAAAGGAGATGTCTATTTAATTATGTGCATCGTGCAAGAAAGGAGGTGGACAGCTTTCCTGTCAGCATCTTTCTTTAAAGGTAAAGACTCCTGCACATTCATTGAGAGGAAACGGGTTTCGAACGCCTCTCTTAACCCAAGATTCGCGACTCTTGGTAAATCATTGATTACCCGTTTTTTTTTTTTTTTTATTGCTGCTATTCCCAATATGCTGTACAGTTCATATCTTGAAATTCAGCATTTTGCCAAATGTGCTTGGCAAAGCTCGTCTCTGGACTTGAACCAGAATCTATACCTTAATGCGGTGACGTTCTACCATTAAACTAGACGAGCAAAAGCGAGGAACCTTTCATCATCAACACTACACATGCAGTGATCATGATTGCCAGCCCTCATTTTTTTAATGTAATATGCGCGCATGGAGGGTCTCGAACCCCCGACCCACGGCTTAGAAGGCCGTTGCTCTATCCAACTGAGCTACAAACGCATTCTGACCATAGATTTTCTCTTGTCTATGGTCAACGTTCCGTCGAACGTTCGAAGAGCAGTCTCCATCTTAGCCGCAGCGTTGATGTACGCCCGCTTTTTTTGCAGAAACTTTGGTGCTCTTCTATGCTTGATTTAGGCCAACCGGGTTGTGCCACGAGGAGGCATCAAGCTACAACCCATAGAGTGCGGTCATCACTCCGCACTCTGCACCAGAAAGGACGGTCAATATTAGACGTGTTCAAATTCTTATCGAAATAAAAAAATGAAATTTGCATTTGTTGTTGTCAAGCACCAGCTGCTGATTTCAGTTAGTATTTTTTTTTTTTCGACATCGGAATTTGAAAAATCTAATATTGACCATTGGAGTGGACAACGGGAATCGAACCCGCATAACCAGCTTGGAAGGCAGGCACTCTACCTTTGAGTTATGTCCACACATTAGCGCTTTTCAGCGCTAATGTGGAGGAAGAACAGTAGCATCTTGCAGCCACCACAGTCACCGCAAGGCGCTTGCGCCTTGCCCTCTTACGCGTTTGACAGATAGGATGTTACTGAATAATGATAATGGTTAAGCAATTCCAGAATATTATTGACTCCAACAGGGTTCATGCTGTGAACATAAACTGTAACATTCTCAATTTGTTTCTCGACTAAATATTTGGCAATATCATATCCTGTTTTGGCTTCGCCAAGGTCATGGTCTAAGTCCAGAATAAAATTCCAATTTTCATTTACGCAGAAGTCAATAGCGTCGATTGCTGCGTTATAAGAACGGCAGATTATGGGCGCAAATCTGGATTCGTCAATTTTAGGAAATGGGCGGAGATCGTCTACCCAAAGATACCATGTTCGAGCTTTCACATGCATGTTGCCACCTTATTTCCAATTTTAAATTGTTTTTGATCGATGTAATTGTCGCAGAATTGTTTTGTGCCCGAACAAAGAATTGTTGCAAAAACAATTTCAGTTTCGGCTATAATTTGTGCTAAACGTTCTTTCCAATACTTGCCTTGAATTTGCTGAAATTCAAGCAGTGATTCGTAATTGTAATAGGAGAGATAATCGGATTGAAAAGATATTGAATCCAATTGGTAATCAAATAGCGAAACTCGTTGTTTGATCACTGCGTATCGATTTCCGAATTTTTTCTCTGTGTAAATATCGTATATATCATCGTTAATTTTGGCGACAAACATATAGCAGTCATCACAGCGCAGAATCATAGATATTTTTGTGCAACCTCCATCAAACTACCTTTCAATATGTAGTACCATCCATCGTTGTTATCAAGGCGGTGTCTATAACAATCAGCTACTTCTTCTCTAAAATTTGGATTATGCAAAAGTTCATTTGCTTTTTCGTCGCTCATTTCTTCAGGAAAATCATCGATGTCGCAATTTTCTTTTACATCATCAATATCTGCTTGATGTTGCATTTCAAGGTATTTGTTTAAAACAAACATGTAGAATCTCTCCCGTTAATTATTTAAAGTAAATGTGCTTGATGGGATTCGAACCCATACTGAACAGATTCTAAGTCTGCTGCCTCTGCCGTTGGGCTACAAGCACACGTATTGCATTGTATCAGCAGCCGCGAACTGCGTCATTTACAATGCAAATGTCCGTGAGGTTCTTGGGCGAGTCTCTCACGGTAGCTCTAATCATAATCGAAATTCATTCATTGCAGGATTCTCCCTTGCTTGTATAAATAGTACATTTGTTCTTCTTGTGACAGGCTCGCTTGGCCTTCGCGAGTTTGCATCTGCACAATGATGCTTCCAGCTCGTAGACTACCTGTCACATTTCAAGCCTGCTCTCAGCTTCACTAACGAACGCATTTGTGCTATGCTTTGTTAGTCTGGTGGCTTGAGACACCCAGCGGCAGCTTTACAGGCGGCTACGAAACCACCATCGTTTCGTAGCCGAGTTTAATGTTAGGACTCTTGTTCAAAAACTTCAATTATTCTAAATTCATTATTTTTTTCTAGAAAAATGCCTCCAAAGCAATAATATCCGATGGCTTCTGCTACATTTAATGCTTCGTCAAAAGTAGTGAAAATTTTTGCGGAACTATTTTTAAATGTAAAATCAATGTTAGTAATTTCGTCATATTGTGCGAGGGGGCCTTCTTTAATCTCAGTGGTTACTTCTTTAATATAGAGAACATTATCTTCTGTTCCGGCTTTCATACAATATCCTATTCTTTTCTTATCGGGAACTTCTACTAAGCGAGCAGAATATTCCTTTTTGAGATATTTTTGAATACGATTTAAATCTTCTTTTGCATTTTCTTCTTTTTCGTAGAAAACAGCTTTTTCTGGATTAATTGTTTCTGAAATTATGCTATTTCCACTTTCACGTAGTGTGAGTTCTTCGAGGAACGTAGTAAAGCCAGAAAAATTATCGATTTGAGGATGGATGATTTCTATACGATACCTGATGGTTTTCATATGTTATTCCTCGTTCTCAGATTTTTTTAATTTTAAAAGGTTCACTTTCGATGGTTACTTTACCAAACTCGCTCTTCAGTGTTCGTAGACAATCTTCTGCTTCTTGAATGGTGCGGAAAATGTGGGCTTCATGAGGATCAAAAGTAAGTCGCAATGTAACTGCACAAAAAAAAGAACCTCGAATTTCTTGAACATAAATGGTTTGATCTTCAATAGTTACTTTTATATGGTAACGATTGTTTGGCATATTAAGTCTCCTTCTTTTTTTTCGAATCGGAATAGTAGGACTTGAACCCACGACTTCGTGATCCCAAATCACGCGCGCTACCATCTGCGTTATATCCCGATAAATGAGAGAAACCACTCGCATCCCACCAGCTTGTTGCCAATTCTTTATTGGTCTTATCGACTTGCGTCTCCCAAATCGGAATCAACTCATCTGCCAAAGCCTTGTCCGTTTCTCTCAAAAAGCATTCGCACATTAGACCCTTCATACTAATTTTCGATTGCGGGAGGTGTTGCTCTAACGCTTCGTGCCTGACTTCACAGGGGAATCACTCGAAGGCTTCATCCCCTCCATCTACATACCTCACGTTAGCACCGTGCGAATGCGTTAAACAGCTTTCCTGTTCCAGCACCCATCTTTTTTTTGCAGTTAAGGCTCTGCATGGCTTCCCAGGTAGGGCTCGAACCTACAATAACCCTGTGCTCGCCATTGAGCTACTGGGAAACGCGTCCGTTTTCTACTTTTATGTAACGCAAGGAAAACGGAAAGACTTGCAGGGTATTGCAAGTGATCAATCTTGCTTTTGGCTAGGCGTACCTCTTGCATCTCTGGAGCCACCAGTGGGACTCGAACCCACAACCTACTGATTACAAATCAGTTGCGCTACCTATTGCGCTATGGTGGCAAAAGCTGCTGTTACGCAGCTTGATTTTGCAATATTATTAAACTTATCTGTATTGATTTTTAACCATCGTCTTAATTGTCGAGCTTCTGGCGTATGGTATAAGCTCAATAGTTCGACAACTCCATCATATCGCAGGAACAATTTCCAATGCGTATGAAGTGTTCCTGCATCCAGATAGATTTTAGCCCAGTTCGACGATTTCGTTTTGCGTACCATGTTTGTGGTATTCACCCTGTTTAGTTTGCGCGTAATATCATACGCATCAAACATGATTTCGCAATTGTGCGGCAAAAGACGAATTTCCTTGCCATAGCAATCGCTACGGATAAAAGGATCTTTCATTTTTTACAATCCTTTCTTTTTACAAGGAAAGCGAATAGGATGCATTTCTGCCCAATCAATTGCAGAATGCAGCAATTCTATTCCTCCAATAATCAACATAGGGCCTAAAATAGGGGACAGAACCATTAATTCAAACATAATTTTACTCCTAACTGTTTAAGAATTTTGTTATCGACCTATCGAATACTATTCCAGATGAAATGTTGGGGTAATCATCGAAATTGAGATAATCTCCTTTGAATTTTTTTGGATGTGTCCATAACATATATTTTTCATATTTGCTACAATCAATAAAGCAATATTCTTCATCGATCAGATCAAACGGATTGAAATTCAAAGGACTGCATTTTTTGAACCATTCAATATCCGTGAAATTTTGTACCACAAACAAAAACGCCATTATGTTTTGAGGAGTTACCATTACTGCTTTTCCTGATATGAAAGACTTAATAAATTGATTCATTTTTTTCTTTCCTTTGCAAGAAAATCAGTGATGGATTTGTCGAACGAAAAGCAGCATTTAAAAGAATCTTCAAAATCAACAACGTTTGATTCATCTTCCGAAAAAATGGGTTAATGTCCATTGGAGAAAGTGTGTTTGCCCAGCAGATTTCATAATAACGTTGTATTATTTCAAGTAATTTTTTAATGTTTTCGTGGTCTACTTTTACAACCAATCTGTTTTTAAAATTTTTAATAAATTCATTCATATGTTACCTCAGAAAGTCCATAATTGATTTGTCAAAAGTTTTTTCTTTAAAAAAAGTATCTTTATCGCAATGGATAATCTTATCAAAGGTAATTAGATCTTTTTTAGCTTCCGGTAAACACCAAATGATATTAAAAGGTATGTAAACTAAAAAAGGTTTCTCTTTGCGGTATTCACAAAAGAATATAATTTCATCGAAGTATAGGGTTAATTCATCTTTAAAATCTTCCTTTTCCCATCGTATATGTCGAGGAAGCATCTCAAGAAAATCTTTGTAATGCTTCTTATTCACAATTACTCCAAGATTTCCTTGTAAAAATTTTTCTAAAAAATGTTCCATTCTTTGTCTCCGAAAGATGTTTTAAGCTGAGGTAGTTGGACTTGAACCAACAGTGCAGGAGTCAAAGTCCTGTGCCTTACCTTTTGGCGATACCTCATTATTCATGGCTTTTCAGCCATGCTTCGTACTCTTCACGAGCTTCTTCACGCTCGCGTAGTTCTTCGTACTCGATAGTCAAATTTTCATTGTCCAATGTTATCCCTCCAATACAAAAAAAACGAGAAAAGGGAAGTTGTCACGAGGACAACTTCTCCTTTCTCAGCTCTTCACAGTACTCGAAGACATCGAGTACTGTTTTGTGCGCCGTTGCGATTGGACATTTGTCACAGTCGAACGGAAGGTTCTTTTTACAACAAATATTGCAGGAAGTATTGAAGCGTTTAATTGCCTCATATCGACAAGTACTTTCCTCCTGAAGCTGCACTCCAATTTCAAGAAACATACTTATTTCTCCCTTCTTAATAAAGAAGCTGCCCATGCCGCTATTCTTTTCAGCGGCATGGGCAAGTGGAACACTCAGAACGGAAGAACAAAATCTTCCATGTTTGGAGCTTCTGCAAGCTCCTGTTGGATGCCGCTCATCGGCTGAGCAACCTGAGTTACAGGTGTCGCCTGCTGCGTCGTCACAGGCATACTCTGCTGCACAGGCGCATTTTCAGCAACAGGCTGTGTTGCAGTATGCCGGACAGTATCAGGCATGAAGGTGATTTCCGCATTACGGATTTCCATGCCGTAATATACTTGTCCATTTTGGCCGATGCTGCTAGTCATAGCCACCGTTCCGGTAACAGTAACAAGCCGGCCCTTGGAGAGATACTTGGCGGCCGTTTCCGCCATGCCGTTCCACACGGCAACGCGGAAATAGCAGGGCTTAATCGCCCCAGAAGCATCTCGTCCCTGGTTGCGGTCATTGGTTGCAACGTTAAAGTTGACAACCTTGACTGCACCATCGCGACCCTGAACCTCGCGAAGAGTAATGTCGGTCGTCACGCGACCGATGATAGTGATTTGATTAAACATACTAAATACCTTCCTTTCTGGTTTGTGGAATTTTGAGTGATGATCCACACCTCACCGTCACTGCGCTGCGCTTGCGCAGCGCCCGTTTCGCAAAAGGCGAGTGTATGTGCTCCAGACCCCACCACCGTCACCTCACTGCGCTTGCGCAGTGCTATTTCCCCTTTTGCCGCTTCCAAGGCGGGCAAAAGGGTAGGGGATGAAACCTTTTTGAAGTGTGCAATATTGTTTTTCTTATGCGGCTTTATTAAAAAGTTACATAAAAACAATGAAGGTTATAGTTTTAGTGGCTGACAGAATTCTGAATTGATATTAGCAGGAATCTGCTGATACTCAATTCTGGATTCTGTCAGGCAACGTATATCTATCCATATAGTCCATTCTCGAAAGGTGAAAAATAGACTACATAGAATTGTCTGTGGATAACTTTGTTGATAAGCTGTGCATAATAAAAACACGAATGTTTATGCAACAACACTGTATAAATATGCAAATATATGATTATTTACTTGGATTATCTTATAAATATATAGAATGAGCAATGAAAAAAAAAGAAGAGAAAAGGAGAGAGAAAAAGGAATAAGAAAGAGAGAAGAAAGAATAAGAAAGAAGAAAAGAAAGGAAGAAGGAAACAATTTTTTCCTTTTCGTACCTCGCCTGCCGAGGTACTTTAATTCCCTTTAAATCCCTACATTTTTTCTGCTAAAATCGCCTTCAGTTTTCGACGTATATTTTTACGTCCGCAACACTTCAAGCGATTCTACCCTTGATTTCTCTTGTAATTACAATACGTTTCAGACAAACGTGTGCCTCAATCATTCTGAGCCTCAAGATAATTCCTTAACACCATGTTTTTGGGCTCAAAACGTTCTGTATTTTTTCACCGTTCGAGAATTGGCTATATGGAAGAGAAGTCCACCTTGCCATATCTGAACAGGGAACAAAATCATTTGCAAAATTTTCACCTTTCGAGAATCTCCTAAATGGAGAAGAAAAGGTGAATGAAAAAAATTTTTAAAAATTCTCAAAATAAGCAGGAATTTTGAAAATAAATGTCGAATATAATAAATATTATTATTATTTATTATACCAAATAATTAAAAGAAACAATATATATAATAATACTTTATATAAAGATACCTATACAGTGTAAGGTACCTTATAGTTATATAATATAATAATATATAATATTATACTATAAGTACTTATACCGAATAGGTGTAAGTACTTATAGTTTATATATAATATACTTCTAGTACTGACACTTATTAAGTATCTTTAGTGATATATATAATATATAATAATACTTATACTGAGTATCTATACCGTATAAGTATCTTAGAAATATTATATATTATAATAATATAATACTTAGTATTAAGTATCTTACACTGTGTAGGTACTTAATACTAAGCTATATAATATATAATATAATATATAATACTAAGATACCTATACCGTATAAGATACCTTATCAGACCATACGTTTGATTAAGTACCTTTTCCGTAGAAGGTGCTTATATGGCTCTATATCTCCTCCCTAAAGGGAGATATAGAGCCTAGTACTAAGATATATAAAGGCAAACAACTGTTTAATTTTCAAAAAAACGATTTTCACCTTTCGAGAATCGCCTATATGGAGAAGAATATCTCCACACGATTCTCGCAGCCATTGTGAGCCTGACCAACTCACTGAACCACCACAGGGTGGCTGAACGGATAGCTGCCGTTCATAAAAGAATAACAAGCGGCAAAAATGCCGCGTTAAAAAAATAAAGTAGAGTCGTTCAGAAGCGAACGACTCTACAGGGTACTCCGTACTGCGAGGCTTCTGATTTCCGCACAGTAAAAAGCATCCCACGGTCACTTGTCGGCGCTTGCGCCGTCTTCGTGACCTGTCACCCCCGACGCTTGCGGAGGGCGAAAAAAAAAACAAGAGGAGCTTGTCACTCCTCTTGTTTCGAAGACTTGAGATAGATTTCAATAGATCCATCTCCGTCTTCATCATCTCGATACCCAAAACAGGTATCGACAGCCTGAGATAACAGTCCCTGCACCAGGGGCTTAACTTTTCCGGCCATGCCTTCGACCACAAACCATGCCCCAGATATTCTAACGCTGGTGTCTCCGCTAATCAGAGACATCAACTCCTCCAAATTTCCCGTTCCCTTTAAGGGCTCGAACGGAAAATCTTCGAGGGACACGCAAATGTGTCCCTCGATAACGTTTATTTTAGTCACTTCCATTCTTCCCCAGTTTGGAACAATAGAAGTAACCTTAGTCCCTGTATCAACAGAGACTTTGACGTTGTCGTATTCTGCCTGCTCGACGCAGGCAATGCTTTCCAGCTTATTAAGATTCATAACGGCTCCTCCTTCTGCTGTTTTAGGCACAGCTGCCTTCTTCACCGTCACCTCCCTCCGCTTGCGGAGGGAACAACGGAACTTTTCCGTCTTTCGTCCTGATTCAAGACAACTTCACCGTCACCGCTTCTCGCTTGCGAGAAGCATAGTTTGCTTGACGAATAATATGGACTATTCGTCAAGCATGGAATCCGCTGCCGCTCCTTCGCTCAAGCAGGAAGATGCGCACTTCGGAGCGGAGCGAGCGCTTGCGCGAGCGGAGCGGAGCAAAATCCTTGCCGGGAAAATAAATCCGGCCTCTTGTGCAGCGCTTGCAATCACAGCATTAGTGTGCTATAATTGCAAGCGGGGAGTAGGCAATGAAGCCCCAGCCAGAACCTCATTGCCCGAAAGACGATTACTCGTCCTCCTCCAGCAACTGAAGGTATTCGCCTTCAGTCGAGAAGAGGATCCAGCTACCGTCCTTCATCCGGCCGTAATAGCCGGACTCGGTGACGTAACCGTATGCCATTCAATCACCTCCTTTCTGGCACACGCTGCATGATGGCTGTCATTGCAGCAACAGCGTTCCATCCTGTACGTGGAACGCTGTTTTGCGTTAGTCCGTTTCGCTCAAGCTCATCGGGGTCGGACTTCTACCGACCGACGGACACATCAAAAAGAAGGCACTGCGACTTTTACATCGCAGTGCCTTTTGCAATTACAGACTTTCAGGGAAGTCCATCTCGTCATAACGAGTGGAATCTTCTGGAATTTGTTCCAGAAGGTCTTCGTCAGACGCTTCCGGAAGACTGAAGATGCAGTCTTCCATTTCAGAAGTAAAACTGCCATCTCCGGCCTTGATCACTTTCGGCATGATTACCTCACCGTTTGCGCAGACCCATTCGAGTCGGGACTGTGGGATGTATCCTTTTTCACGGTTCTCGATGACATTTTTGGCATACACATCACCGAAAATATCGAAGATGCGGCTAACACGCAAAAGCAGTGCTGGATCTTCCTCTGACTTCAGCGCTCGATCGTTGCCATCTTGCATGTCTTCCAGCTTCGCATATGCTTCGCTGGCGCTGCGCCAAATGCGGCGCAGAATCCAGTTGGCAGCGAGCTTCAGAAGCTCCTCATCCGTGTAGCTATCGATCTTCATGTTTTTCATGAATGCAACGATAGCGTTGCGGATGAACTTGATCCTACCAGCGTTGTCGAATCGACGAGCTTTTTCGGACTCGTATTCATCGACACCTTCATCTTCTTGTGCGGCATCAATCGCGTTAAAGAACGCAGCTTTCTGCGAGCACAAGAGATTAAACAGATCGAGTACACCAATACTCTCTCCGTTCACAGCACTTGCCATCAAGCGAGTGTTTGGGGTGGAGCTATCACCCGTATCGGCCTTGATTGGGCCGAACTCTTGAAGCTCCTCTGCGAGCTTCTTATTGACGACAGCCTTCTTCTCGGCAACACAGAAGCGCGAGTCGTGCGATGCCATCATCGACCACGCGAACCGCATCTTGCTCGTGTCGAGTTCCAGCTCATGAGAAACTTGCGTCTCAATATAGCTGTCAACCCGATCGATGACACCATTGCCGCGAGGATTTGTCTTCGGATAGCCAGTCTGTTCTCCATTTTCGTCTACTCCGTCCCAGTACGGATCGAACGGATCAATCTCGTACACGGTCTTGTTGCCGACCTTCTTCGCTACCTTCTTCTTGTAGCGAGCGAAATACGGCGTTTCGCTGTACTTCGCCATCAGAGACTCCGGCAGGGGAGTCATAGAGCCGGTTTTCGCCGCGTCAACCGCATGGTTCACACCAGCAGCGATCTTTGCGGCATCGTCCAGAAGCTCGTTCATAGGCTTCTGACCGATAAGGCTCCAAAGAGTTTTCTGATAGGTTGAATAGATACCAACCTTGTTCGTCCGTGCAGTGCCGGACAACGAATCGCAAATCCAGCGATTGAAGTCGGCACGATTCGAGGGGATAGCTTTAGGAGCTTCCCCTTTGTTCGGCTCGTAATAAAGAACGTTAATGTCTCCGCGAGCCCATGTCCGCTTGACGATCTCGATGATTGTCTTGTCCCATACAACCAGCAGATGGTCGCCATCATAGTCCATCTGAAGCACACGATAGTTAAGATCGTGTACAGAGACGAACACAATGTTTGTTGTCGGCAGCCATTTGGACTTGACTACCTTTGCGACAACGTGTTCGAAGAAACACGCAGGCGAACGTTCCAAGACCACCTCTTTTGTTCCGTCCGGGCAAATGCCGCACACGACCTCGTGCGCTTTCAAAACACCCAGATTCGGATCGTCTTTCGGCATGTTGCCACACCGAACGTCGAAGAATGCACACAGATCGGGGCAGACGTAACCGTACTCTGCAAGGGTTTCATACTTCCCTTGCATGACCTTGTACCATGCAGAACGTTTACGTTCCGCTATCTTACTACGAACGTATGCGGTGTTAAGCACACCGTTGTACGTGTAGCAGAGAGTTTCAAACGGAGTTTTCTCCGATTCCTCCCGATTAGGAGCGGCAATCATCGCCCATGCCGTTTCAGGACGATCGAATTTTCGCAATTGGCGGATGCTACGCTCTGCCAGCTTCGGGATTTCATCATCCCAGATCTCGAACAAGGTCTGAGACATTTGATTGCTCAGAGCTTTCTTTTTTGTCTCCGGATGGTTAGTTCCGGTGACGTAAAGCTCATCGATACTAAACATTTTGCATCTATCGACGTAAGCCTTCCAACTGGGGAAGAGCTTCTGCGTCTTCCAAACGTCGGGAGTTATTATGGCGTCCCAATCCTCGGTTTCGAGGTCATGGGCAACACCATCGACATCCAAGATACGGTTCTTATATCCCATCTCGCTGTTGTACCCAACAGCGTCGAACGAGACAAGAAGCCCCTTGCAGGCAGCGTGCCCGCGAATCTGTAAAGCAAGCCCGTCTCCAAACTTGCGGGAATTCAGCACCCCGCAGCCGTCGAACATGTCGTTCGGAATGTCCGAACGAACGTCCTCGTTTGTCTCGTAATCATCCGAGACAGAGAGCACTTTTGCTCTCATCGTCTTTTCGACAGAAGGGACGCAGATGATTTTGCTCAAATGCACTCCACCGTCAACGACCGAACTGCTGGGCACTGACGTTGACAAGTCCAATGCACGGTACTGCATGAACTTTGTCGCAACAGGAGCATTGCCCCTGCAATTCTTATTCATCTCTTCACACGAGATAGGCCATGCGAAGTACGGGTACTGCTTGAACATGTTGATGTTCAGCATGTACCCAGACCCTTTCTTCGATTGCCCCGGAGAAGAGGTAAAATACAAGAATTTACCAACTTCCGGGATCTCAATTCCGCGATTCAGCAAGCGCATCTTGATGATGTCCTCGAAGTCGTACTTGATGGTTTCTGCCATCTGAAGCGCTTCGAGACGCTTGACGTTATAGGCGATTTGCCCAGACGTCAGCTTGTTGCCCGCTTTCTCCTTCGCGGGTTTGAAACTCATGACAATGCCACGAAGGACATCGCCAATCGCCTTGCCCGTATCCCAGTGAACGCAGGCGAGCTTGTCGGTGGTCTCACCATCCGTGATGCCCATCCGATCTGCCATCAGCGACTGCGCACCGCCCTCAACGGTGATTCCGCTATTGATGACAATGTGGTCTACCGTCGAAACAGCTTCCTTTTCGCGAAGATCACGCAGATAGTTCTGCATGGCCTTCATTTTCGTATGGAAGTCAAAGAAGTCCAGCTTGTCATCCTTGGCCTCCAGATGAAGCTGGGAAACGCGGCTGATGAAAGCCTTGTCCTGATCGTTCATCAGGTCTGCCACACGAATGTGCGGCATGAAGAAATGATACGGGGAAACCTTCTTAATATTCTGGTACATCTTCATAGACGTACCTCCTCTCTGGTGCTTTGCACCTTGTCGTAAAGTAACAGCGTGATGAGGCTGTACCGCTTGGATTCACCGCTGCTATACGGATTTTAACAACAGCGATTGGAGCTCTTGTGCATCCTTGTACTTCGGATGAGCAAGCCTCGGCTGAATGCCCGTAATACGGACACTCAGGCGAAGTTTGCAAAAGAGAGGGGAGATAGAGCCTTTTGTGAAGCTCTATCTCCCTAACTATCAAAGTTCGTATTTGTCAAGAGCTTCGCGAAGAAGCTCTTTCAAGAATCCGAAAGAAATTCCTTTTATTCTCATAGATGGGTCTACGGGCTCATAGAAGCCCGGCCTATCGCGGTCGAACATATAGACCGCTTCTTTGAGACATTCTGTGTTCTCGAAAGACATTGCGAAAGTTTCTTTTGCGGTAGAGACGATTGCTTCACCCGACCACCCAAGGCAATCGGCGGAAGCAGAAACAATATAAACAACGGGTTCAGACTTGGACATAAAGTCCTCCTTTCTGGTGCAATCGCACCATCGACACATCTTCTATTAACAACAGTGTTGTTTCTACTATTATTCAATAGTAGATGAATGGAACTGGTTCCAATTGGAACCAGTATAGTATGGCTTATTTCTCAATAAGCCAGACGATACTCAAGATGAGCATCGGGCCCCACAACGGAGCCAAGATCATCAGTTCAAACATTTTGCAACCTCCTTTCTTTTAAACCAATCAGCGCATAGGCCTAATTTACGCTGAAAAGTTTCTATGGTGTTTCAACATCATACATCTGTTCTCTTCCAAATCCATCTTTATTTTCCAAATCTGTTTCATAGAAATTTTCACCTTTCGAGAATCGCCTATATGGAAAGAAAATAGAACTAACTTTCCAAACAACGTCATAGCAGACAAGACAAACGGTTAAGTCGCGGGTTTCATGCACCTTGAGGACAGGGTTCGACTCCCTGGTCTGCTACACAATCACAAATGTGATTGAACAGATTAACGATTAAAAAGGAGTACAAAAAAATGGAAAACACAAATATTCGTCCGAAACTTCCATCTAAGGCATTTGATATGGAGTATGCTACGCAGTTCCGTAAAGAAATGGTATATCTACGAGAACACGGCTTCGAGTACACATTTTTTAAACTGAACAGTTATGGTGTGCCGGTTTACAAATATACAAAAACACCAGAATTATTTCGGGCAATTGCAAATTTCTACGAACAGCAAAATCTTGAAAAAGAATTTAATCAATTATCATCTGCCTGTGATATTTGCGAAGAGATAATGAAAAAACAAAGCGATTTAGGATTATTGATATCGAAAGAGGAGTGATTTAATGGCTGGTATTATGGACAGCAAATCAAAAATCAGTTCTCTCAAATCTACGCCTGTTGATCGGCTTTGTGCGCGTTGTCACCGCACAAAGCCAGAAACCGATTTTTATGCAAATAAGAGCTGGACAGATCAAAAGGGAAGAGACTTATGGTGTAAAGAATGTGCCGCTAAATGCATGACGAAAGATGCGGTCAAAGAATACTTCTGGGAAAACAACCGCGAGTGGGAAGATAGCGTTTGGGACAGAGCCAAAGAACGAGCACTTAAAAATTTAAAAACGAATACGACCTATCAGCAGTCTGCTGAAGATCGCCGTGCAATGCTTTTAGAGCGATGCACGGCTCAACAAATATGGAGTGCTTATCCGTCAGGCGTGAAATACAGCGATAATACGAAGAATGGATATTACACCTACGCCGAAGCCAAGAAACAAGGGATTATTGGTTCTGAAGACAAAGACGACGAAAAGAAATACAATGAATTTTTCAATGGATATTTTACAAACAGAGATTTAGAGTATATGCAGCACTATTATGAGGGGCTTGACAATGCCTTTGCGCTTGATGACGAAAGTCTTAAAGATTATGCAAGAAAAGCCGCGAGAGCAAGTTTGCGAGTTGACAGAGCACAAGATGACTTTGCGGCTGGACGATGTTCTTATACAGACGTCAAAGATGCAATTGCGGTTTTTGATACGTTAATGAAAAGCGCAAACTTTGCCGCTTGCAAACGCAAAGAAAAGAATGTTGATACGACGACAAGTTTTTCAGAAATCTCTTATCTTTTAGAAACAACAGGTCATGCAATGCAACGGAAAATTGAATGGGAACAAGATGATGTGGATAAGAACATCCGTCATCTACAACATACAGTAGCGGCAATATCTGCCGAAGGAGTTTAAAGAGAGGAGGAAGCAAGAGTGGCTTCAACAAAACAAGATCAAGGACTAAATCTTGATGTATGGGAAAAGCAAATACAATTTTATCGAGAGCATCTTGATATTTATATTGAAGACGCTTTTGCTCCTATCAAGTTAAAAGACTGCCAGCATATTATGGCAAGAGCTATTGGCAACAATGTAGAAAGCGACATTGTTTGCAGTCGTGGTTTGGGAAAAACATGGGTAGCTGCTTTGTGCGGCTTTGCTATTTGTACACTATATCCCGGAACAATTGTTGTTGTCTGTTCCGCTACAGCAGGACAGGCAGCTTTAGTTTTTGGTAAACTAAAGCTGCTGGTAGAACAGAACAAAAATATGGCAAACGAACTTGTTGCCGCCAACTCGAAAAATTTAGTTCAACTTGATGGAGATTCAGGTAAATGTACGTTCAAAAACGGTAGTACAATGTCCTCTCATACATTGCAATCCATGCGCGGACTTCGTGCAAAAGTAATTATTATCGACGAGGCATTAGAAGTAGATCAAGAAATGTTAGACTCTATTGTTTCGCCGCTGAAAAACTATAAGCGAGATATTTCATATAACTATGACTTTAATGATTACACGTCGAAAACAATCACATTAACCTCTGCCTGCGAAAAGAGCAATCCGTTTTATCGAACATTCAAACGAGTTGTAAAAGATATGGGCAATGGATTTCCTTCCTTTGCCTGTGCTCTTGATTATAGAACGGCAATTGAAGATGGAATTACGGATGCAGAATATTTTGAGCAGGAACGAGCTAAATTGCCTGCGTCTGTTTTCAATATGGAATATGGAACAATTTTCTTAGGCTCTTCCAATAACTCAGCATTTCCATTTGATTTAACAGAGAAATGCAGAACGTTAGAGCGAGTAGAATTGGAACAGCCGAAGAACTGTAAAAGCCGATATGTTTTATCGCTGGACATTGCAACATCTAAAGATAAAAAAGCTGACAATGCAATTTTGTCTGTTATAAAGTTTTCTGAAAAAACGGATGGACATTTTCAAAAGAAATTAGTGAAAATGAAATCGCATCATGGAAAAGGCTTAGATAGTCTTGCAGAAGAAGTGCGGAAAACATATTTTCTCCAATTTCCAAATGCAGAAAGAATCATATACGATGCTCGTGGACTTGGTGACTCGTTTGGTAAATTCCTTGACGAGGCGTGGATAGACCCGGCAACAGGAAAGGAATATCCTCCGCTTGTACATGATGACGAAGTGTCTTATATAGAAAACGCCTTACCAGTTCTTCACGCAGTAAGAGCGGTTCAAACACTGAACCAGCGAGTCGCAACACATCTTCGTGTTGCGCTGGAAAAAAGGACTTTGGAGCTGCCGATTAACAGCCGTGTTCTACAGGCAAAGCTGGCAAATCCAGAAGAACCTATTTCGATGTCGATGGAAGAAATAGCGGTGTTTCATGAAGCAGATGCCCTTCAATATGAACTTGGAAACATTGTCGCAAAAGTTTCTACAAGCGGCAACTACTTATATGATACGCCAAGTGCGGCGATGCACAAGGATAGATACAGTTCGCTCGGTTACGCGTGTGACTATATCGCAGAATTAGAAGAAGCAAATATAAAGAAACATCAGCGTCGCGCAACCTGTATTGGGTTTGCGACAGCTTTCTGAGAGGAGGTTTTGTATGGCATTTAACATAGGAAAAATATTTCGGAGAAGTACGAAACCTTCTCCAGTAGGAGCATTGCCTCCAGTAGAAACGAAAAACGTGATTGTTGGAGCAAACGATTCGACAGGAGACAATCTAAAAGCGTTTGATAACTCGACAATCACTTATAGCAGCGAACTTAACAGTGTTGATTATGACAATCTCCTGCGAGATAAGCAGGGAAACATCAACACGCTGTATCAGTTGGCAGACTACTATTGCGATGCAGATGCAATTGTTCGAGGTATCATCAAAGGCGTTTATGTCCCATTTTCTTCTACACAATGGTATTTATCGGGAGACAATGAGAAGACAATCGCTATTTTTGAAGAACAATATAAAAAGATGCACCTCGACGATATTATCGACGATGTTTTTTATCAATACTGGAAATACAGTAATGTTTATTGTTATATTTGGCAAGGAAACATTATGACGATTCCACCTCACAAATGCAAAATCGGTAATACGGTTATGAATGATTCTCCTATTGTGGACTATGATGTTCAAAGCATAGAGAATGAGTTTCGAGAAAGAGCGTATTCCGTCTTGGAAGCCAAAGGCGTGAAGGATGATGTTCTTAATGAGGTGCTAAAAGGGTATCCTCCTGAAGTTGCAGATGCTATCAAGAAGGGCGACCAGTATGCTCAGCTTGATCCGCAAAACAGTTATGTTTTACAGGGAGATAAAGAAGGCTGGACAAGATATTCTATTCCGTGGATTGCGGCTGCACTTCCTGCGCTTGCAAAAAAAGAATTAATTGGCAAATATGAAACAGCTCTACTAAATATAGGGGCACGGTCTTTTATTCATGCAACATACGGTGACAGCACGAAAAATCAAGACATACTTCCCGGCATAGAAGATTTAAGAGCCGTTCGACAGATTTTTTCATCTGCAATGTCTGGCAATCCGTTAGCTGTTACAAATCATTTAGCAAAAGCAACTGTTGTACAAGCGGATTTATCGGACTTATATCAATGGCCTATGTACGAACAAGTAAACGCGGACATATTAGCTGCTGGTGGTATTGCGAATATTATTGTCAATGGGCAAAGCGAAAATGGCTCAACTTTTGCATCGGCTCAAATCAGTATGCAAGCTGCAGTTAATAGAATTAATGCGGCTCGAAAGAAATTTGAGCGATTTATGAATAAAGTAAATCTTCGACTCGTGGAAGACTTGAAGTTAATCCATACGAATAATCTAAAAGATATACCGGAATTCCACTTTGTCCCACTTGATGTGAATTCTCAAACAGAAATGCGCAACGTCTGCCAGAGCTTATGGCAAAATGGGCTACTATCTACTCGTACTTTTATGGAGTCTAATGGATATAATTTTGCAAAAGAACGAAAGAGACGTGAAGCAGAAAAAACAGATGGAACAGATAAGATAATGGTTTCTCGTGAGCAAAAGGCAGCTATTCAGTCAGCAAAATCAGAACAGCCATCTGAACAAACAGATACGTCAAATGGAAAGAAGAGATCTGTCGGTAGACCGAAGAAATCCACAGAAGAACGGCATTCAGATCCAGACAATGCACAACGAAGCAAGCAAGCCAAAGATGCTGCAAAAGGAAAAATAAATTCTGAATAATATCATGTCTTTTATTGGCCAGACGTAAAAGAAGCTGATACGGTATTATGTTTTGTCAACATGAAAAAAAATGACAAAAGTTATATTCTTCAGCCCCCTCTTTTTTAAGAGAGGGGCTGAAGCTATTTTTGGTAGAGACAGGGTTGACCTGTTTTTACATAGATTTGCTTGCCGCGTGTTTTGTCTCCTACCAAGATATACGGCAACAACAAAGGAGAATACACATGCAAAACCTTGAACTAAAAAAGTTTACGGCAGAAGCTGTTGTCTCCGAAATTCAGTCATCTGACATATATCTTACAATAAAAGCAAGGTTATTCGACTTACAAGCAAATCTAAATGGTGTTCGCGTAACCCGTGATTTCATGGATGAAATCATTGCTAATGAAAGTAAATATGTGGGGATTCCGCTCTATGCGGATATACATGGGCTGATTGCAAAGCGACCTATTGGGCATATGTATAATCCTCGAACTGGTGAGTTTTTAAGTACCCAGATTGGTTCCTTCTGCCATTACGAAGAAGAAATAACCGAAGAGAATGTGTGCCTTATTGGTTATGCCAGAGTGATGAAACGCAACAAAATAGTTTGTAAAGCCATCGAAGATTTATATCGGGATGGAAATTTAAAATTTAGTTTTGAACTATCTTGCGGGAGCTATAGTACAGACGAAAATGGCGTAATTGTGATCGATGTACACCCTTCCAATTATTTTGAAGGAGAAGCCATTGTTACGTTTCCAGCCTGTCAAGAAGCGGTTGCGTTACAACTTGTGGCAGAATGCTTAAATAAAGGAGATGACAATATGACGACTGAGGAAAACACGACTGTCGAGATGACAGACGAAGAAAAGCATCAGGCAGAAGAAAAGAAGCCTGAAGATGTGGAAATAAAGGAAGAAAAGGTAGAAGTTCTAAACAAAGAACAGCCGGATGAAGTTTCGGAAAAAGCGAAGTGTAAAGAAAAAGAGGTTCATGCTGAAACGCAGGATGACGTAAGCAATGAAGAAGATAAGATTTCTGATGTGAAATCTACTGCTGAAAATGAACCCGCTCTTGAATCGCCACAAGCAACAAAAATTCCTGAAGAGGTAAAACCTGATATTGGTGAACTGATGGAAAAGATGCAAAAGATGGGTGAAGTCATTGCAGAACTAACTGAAACAGTTGCCAAATTAAGCGCATCTGCGGAGTGTCAAAAGAATCTGGAGAACAGCAATGATGTTGGGATTCATATGAACCCGTTTATGGGGAGCATAACAACTCCATCCAAATACACGCTGCTACAAAAGGAAACCAAAAACAAGAAAAATCACACGCTGTTTGAGCGTGAATAAACTACGAGGTGAAGAATATGGCTGGATATATGACTGTGCTTACGCACAATGTTTATGACGGTCGGTTTGTGAACGGCACGGGTGCTCCTGTTGCAAACGGTACACTGTTAGTGCAGGATGCCACTGGCGCGAAGCTGGTTATGCCGACGAAGGATGCGACTACTAAGATTTTATGCCGCAATAAGACGACTTTATATGATACGGTGGACGCTTATGAATTTGTGATGAATTCTGCTGCGAAGCTGTATTATTTAGTCGAAAACGAATTTGATATTAACAATGCGGCAGAATACGATACTTCCAAGTATACCACTCCGAACGGTGCACTGCTTCGGGCTCATCCGATTCACGAAGGCGAAACTTGGGTTGCGACTGCTGGCGAATTGACTGCTGGTACGGAATATGGAGTTCTGTCTACTGGACTTGTCGGTTCTGCGTCCTAATGAAGAAGAGTAGGTGAAATGCAATGGAAAAGATAACTTCTGATATGAAACTTATTAAGGTGCTTGCTTCCGAAGCGCGTCGGGAAGACGTGCCGGAAGATCAGGTGCAGGAAGCTGCCGATATTATGGCTGAACTGGCTGCTGAAATGACTCCTGAAAATCGCTATCAACTGGCTCAGGTAATGGCGTATACGATTGACGAACTTCAGCAAAATTCGCTGGATTTTCTGAACACGATTGCTGACCAAAAAATGATTGGCTATGGCGACAAAGCTGCGTTCAAAGTAAAGACTGGCGGTATTAAGGCTTATTTCCAAGCGAAGGGTTCAACCACTCCGCGATCTATGGTTTCTGGCCGCCAGATTCTGGTGGATACCGAAGAAATCTCTGCGCGTCCGGCGATTCCGCTGCTTCAGTTAAAGACGAAACAGGTTGAAATGGCTGATTTACTTCGTGAAGCGAACCGTGAGATCACAAATGCGAAGCTGAAGAAGATCGAACAGGTGCTTCAGGCGGCTGTTGCGAACTTTGCGTCGCCCTTCTACGCAACTGGTTCCGGCATTGTTAAAGACACGCTCCAGAAGCAAATCAATTACTTCCGTCGCTTTGGCCCGGTTACAATTCTTGGTGATATGGAAGCAATTTCTCAGCTGGCGGCGCTGACCGGAATGGCTATGTCTACTACGATAACCCAGCACTCCGACAAGCAGATCGACGAATTGAATGAATCTGGTTATATTGGCCGCTACATGGGCTGCAATGTCGTCGCGCTAACAAATGCTTTCGAGGAGGATGGCGTGACTCCGATTTTGAAGACGAACTGGCTGTACATTATCCCCGGCGGCATGACGGGTGATACCCGCAATCTAAAGATTGTTAATGAAGGTAACGTTATGTCTGTCGATGCGACGGATATTAACGACCTCGTGTACGAAGTGCGGCTTGCGCAGTTCTTCGGCGCTGCGTTCGTAACTGGCAAAGTTCCAACGATCGGTGCTTATATGATCGGCTAATATATCGGAGAAGCTGCCCTTTTTAACGGGGTAGCTTCTCCGTGTTCTGATAAGGTAATAAAGGAAAGGTTGATACAAAAATGAGTGAGTTACGTTATCGTGTAACAAATATGTGCAAATACGACGTTGGTGTTACATTGCCTAACGGCATCTCGGTTTCTATTCCGTCTGGCGGTTTTCAAATGCTGACCGCAGATGACATTGCCTATGTTGAAAGTATTTGTGTTGTTAATAAATTCTTTTCAAAAAGGATGCTTGTGCCTTTCAATTCTGAAGGTGAAGAAGTCCCACTGGAGAAATTAGGTATGTATTCTTTTGAAGACGAAGAAAAACATATTACAGATGACGAAATTGTAGCTATGCTAAAAATGCCTATTAAGAAGATGGAAGCAGCGTTAGATGCAATTACAGATCCAGCAGAATTACACGCAATTGCAGAAGTTGGGCTAAAATTAGATTTACCCAACTCAAAAATGAAATTATTAGCGAGTAAAATTCCAAACTTAGACATGTTGGAAACTGAATAAGAAAACAAAGAGGAGGTTTCTGCATGACAAATATTTCTGAGCTTGCGAATGAATTAAAAGATGTGACACGCTGGCAGAAAACGCCTCTGCCGTTATCTGATAATGATTATGTTTCTATTATCATTCGAGCGCTTAAACGTCTGTATATTGATACAGGCAGAGCCTCCGTTTTTAATATGGATATGATTACAAAAAACGATGAAGAAAATGTTTGCTTCACTGAAGATTTGCCAATTGACGAAGAAGAATACGTATTGCTCTGTGCGCAGATTGGATTCTTCAATCAGGTTAAAACAGACGTGAATAACATCGTTGGCTATACTACAGACGCATTAAGCGTGACGAACGCTGACAAGCCTTACGCAAACATTAAAGATTCTATTGAAAAACTGGAAAACGAAAGGCGCATAACGTACTATAAAATGATTCGGTATGTTATGTCATAAAGGAGTGCTTATATGGTAGAGGATTATACGGTTAAAATTACATATAAAAACAAGTCACTTGAAACTATCAGTCAGCGAGAAGTCTCGCTGGTAGATTACTGTAAAGAGCAGCGGCAGAATCTAATGCATATTATTGCAGATGTGGAAAGTGCGTTCTACTTGCTTCAGCCGAACAGAAACAAAGACGAATGGTCTGCTGAAACGATGGAGGCCTTTCAAAAGATTCGACACAAAGTTTTAGATTCGGCGAACAACGTCGAGAGATTGCCTAAGAACATATATTATAAAAACTGTAACATTTCAGCGATTGATGCGACAGAATATGTTGGGACAATTATCAATGCTGCCACGAAGGAAAAGTAAGGGGTGATTGGCTATGTCAATCCCGTATACAGCGAGTCCTTCTTCATCTCAATTCTTCGTGCCCAAAACGCTTCAATCAGACTTTGATAATTTTCTTAGTCAAGACATACCGGGAGCAGTTGAAGATTACATTCTTGTGTCTGACTGGTACGCACAGGCAGATGAGAATTATAAACCGACAATAATTCGCGGTGAAATTTATCCGGATGCAACGAAGAGTCGATATGAAAATACGGACAATAATCTAAATTTTAGAGCAAGTCTTTCATCTGGCATCAAAAAAGGCGATATGTTAATTGATGTTCGTGGAATAATTTATATATTAGACTGGGATGTCCCTCCGCAGCCAAACAACTTAATGAGCCGTGCGCTTCGATGCAACGCATGGACAACATTCCAACGGTACAAATCAGAAGAAGTAGACGAAAACGGGTATCTGATTCAAGAGGCCGGAAACGTAATTATTGCGGATAAAATTCCTTGCAATAGTTACCGGCAAGATGGACGATTGGAATATACGACAAATTCAGAAAAACCCGGTCTTATTCCCAATACAGTTACAATGTTGACTGTTCAATACAATGAACAGACAAAGAATTTGAGAGTAAATGATATTTTTATTTGGCATGACTCTGAATATGAGATTGCCGATATTGATTATGTCGGCGTGAATCTTAACAATACATCTGGAACTTTGTCGATTCAAGCAAAGAAGAAAGTCGGTGGCAGCATTGAGTAATGTGGCAACCGCTGGACAGCTTCAAGGTGCTGTAACTGATGCTGTTACAAGAATTATCAAGAAACGAGCAGATGATTTGCGACGGAATATTCTTTATGAAATATCCGTCGCAAACACAGAATTAGCTTTTGATGGAGCTGGCGATCGATATGATTTACGAGCGTTATCGGAAACATACGCAGATAGTATTTCTGTAAAACCGGTGGAACTAAACGGCGGAGCCGTTACAACACAGCTTGTTATTGAAACAAGCAAAATGAAAAACTTAAGCGAAAAAGAGTTTGAGTTTTTTAAAAAATATGTATTAGAGAATGCAATGCATTCTCCGCACAAGTGAGGTGAAGTACTATGATATGGATTAACGATTGGAACGACATAATCCGTCACGTTATTTTTAGTGACAAAGAACTGATGAATTTGATGAAGATTCCAGAAAAAACGAGTATCATCGACTTCATCGACAGATACTTCATTCGTGCTGGGTTCACAAACAAAATTTTATCAAATGAAGATGTTCGTATTGTTTATGGCAGCACTTCGTCTGCTACAAACATTGATGGTGTTACCAGCAACGTAATGAACTTTGATATTTATGTTAAGTTAGAAAACTTGCATAACGTAGGAGTAGATCGACTTGTGATGCGCACACAATTGATTGCGCAACGGCTAATCTACTTATTGACTCGCGTCCGCTACAATGGCGTATATCGTTTCTATGATCCAGTAGAAGGGGATATGGGGACAAGCGCAGTCGGTTATGCAAGATACAGGGTGAGCTTGAGCTATACCCGTACATATTAACATTAATTCAGAAACTGTTTGTAGGAGGACAGAAGCTGATTTAATGAATATACAAAAAAGGATGATGTTTTAATGAGCACTTATATTCCTGCTTACAAGGGTTATATTACAGACGTTCCGGAAGTCTGGTTCAAACGCAGCGACGGAAAGGTCTTTCACTACGACAAGATTACAGCTTGTTCTGTGACCCCGAACGCTAATTTTACCGAGGTCGATGCAGGCTGGAGCCTAAAATAAAATGGGCCATAGTGCTGTGAAACACTATGCAAAACTACTTAAACGGAGAAACTCTTTATGCTTGCGGAGAGCATAAAGACAACTTACCGTGCTAAATTGAAACTATTTGGAGATAAGAATGGATAAACGATATAAGATATATGTTTTTACGAATATTGAAAATGGAAAGAAATATGTAGGAATGACATGCCAAACGTTATCCGAACGTTCGGGCAGCAATGGAGTGCGTTATAAAAGATGCAGAACGTTTTATAACGCAATAAAAGAATATGGATGGAATAATTTTGATGGAGAAATTTTGCTCGACAATTTAACTAAGGACGAAGCGGAAATAAAAGAAAAAGAAATGATAAAAATCCTCAAAACACAAGACCCAAACTTTGGCTATAATGTAGCCGAGGGAGGAATCAATCCACCTCAAACTCCATACGGAGAATCGAACCCTTTTTATGGGCACAGTCATACTGAACGAACGAGGCAAATTATTTCCGAATCAAATAAACGTCGCGTGTGGACAGAAGAAAGCCGAAAGAAAGTGAGCGAATCAATGAAAGGAAGCAAAAGTCCGTGCGCTAAGAAAATCATTTGCATAGAAACGCAAAAGGTTTATGGCTCACTAACTGAAGCAGCTCTCGATATAGGAGCAGCTAAAACTTCGATTTGCAACGTTCTGCGAGGAAGTAAGCAATCAATAAAAGGATTTCATTTTCAATATTACAACATAGTTTCATAAAAGCCTAACGACTAGTCGAAAGACGTAAGCTCAAGTGAGCTGAAATGGTAGTTGCCTCGAAAGAGGTAGTGATATAGTCTGCTCTGCATGGCGACATGCAGCTGTATAAAATACGGGTATTATCTAACGAATAATACTGAACACAAGGGTTCCCTTCCGCTTATTTACCTGGCAAGTCTACAATGGAAATGCAGATGACTTCCGGTGAGTTCAATGCTGATCTGTTTGCGATGGCAAACGATACTAACTTTGTCGAGAAGACTTTTTCTGTTCCGCACAGTATCGAAGTTACTGTCGGAGATGCTAAAACTGTGGTGATCAAAACGCCTGTGTCTATTAAGGATTCTGTTGTGATTTCCGGCATGACTTCCGGAGAAGCAGCTGCTGAAGGCGTTTATGTGATTGCTGAAACTTCTGATGGTACTGGCGACGAAAAATATGTTACCACGCTGACTTTCAATTCTGCGCTTGGCGACATAGAAGTTACCTACTATGTCGAAGAGACAGCGAATGTTATTGAAATCTCTAATGATACTGCCGCTATGGGCGAGCTGATCTGCAAGTGGCCTGTTTATGCCAACGGTCAGGAAACGAAAGCTGCTGGCGTTAAGGGCTATGTTTTAGAGAAGATTTTCAAGTGCCGTGTTACCCAAATGCCTGGTTTCGATACAAACTACAAATCTGCGGCAACAAACTCCGTTACGTTTGCGACGATGGATGCGCGGCGTGCGGATGGTAAGGTTTACTCTATTGCTTATGTTGAAAATAAGTAATTGTTTCTTGTTTATTTAAGGATTTATAAGGTAGCAGCGAGAAACTGTCCCTGAGGGGTGCTGCTAATAACAGCACCCCTCTTTTTAATACCTTATAAAAGAAAGGAAGATGAGAATTGAAAAGTATTCCAAAAACAAATACAGAATCAAAACCTATCCCGGAATATTTAGAAAAAAATATTCCACCACCAACATACACAGAAAACTCTGTTCCGATGCCGGAACATACAGATAAAGCAGTTCCGTTGCCTCCAGTTGGAGACGACCGCAATATGGTTCTTTTCGGAAAAAAACGCATTGAAATCAAGCCAACGAAACTAAAATACCAGAGAGATCATACAGCAGAATTCTACCGTGCGTTGAAGCAAATGCCGTTAGTAGATATTCTTTCGCTTCCGGACGGCATGTTAGACCCCGAACGGTCTTCTGACAAAATGCTTTTTGATTGGTTGATTGCAGTAACAGACAATCCGAAGCTGGTTGCAGCGTATTACGACGAATTGGATACTGACACAATCAACAAGATGTTAGAAATATTTTGCCGACTTAATCACATAAAAGACGACGAAAAAAAACAGGAACCCCAGATGACGGGTTGACAATGGAAGAAGCTGTCGCCGTAGTTGCGGCGCATCTGGGAGTTGTTGATGAGAATGCTATTAACGATATGAGCATTCCATTTTTCCGCGACGTTCTCGGTGCACTGAACAGAAAACTGAGATACGAAAGTGTTTCAAACCTATTCGGCAACAGTTTCTGCAAAGACGCACAGAAATATATTGAAGAAGCATATCCGCTTGCAAGAGCAAAGAAGATTTCTTCTGGCTTTGTTGATATGCTGAATAAAGCAACTATTATCAAAGTGGACAATCTTAACACAAGTAAAAACACACAAATAGAAGGCTTCGGTGACATGTCGTGGGCCGAAGGCGTATTATAAGGAGACAATATTATGGAAAATACAATGGAAAACAAAATGTCCTTACGAGACTATTACAATATTTTAGTATACACATGTAAACTTTGCGAAGAAAATTCAGACAATGAGCAGGCAATGGAGATGTTTGCTGACGCTGCTTTTCAGCTTGCTCATGCCAATTGTGGCTATCTATTTCCAGAAGATTTATATGTCGATGATTATCTAACAGACAACGCGGCTGCAACCCCTGAAGAAGGAACAATTGTGACTGGAATTAAGGAGGATAAGGAATAATGTTATATTGTGAATATATGAATAAGGTTAAGGAAATCGCATTGTGGGAAAGCGTAGATACAGGAAAGACTTACATTGTGCCAGATTACGAATACAATCTGGCACATCAGGAGTTTAGTCTTGCAGATGTGACGGATTTTCCCGGAGCTGATATGAGTACAGTTAGACGACAGTTGGAACTGGAACGTGATATGCGAAATGCGCAGAAAGATTATACAATGGAAGTTATGAAATGGTTGCATCAGTTTATCGACGGCACAGTTCAGCCTGCTATGACGGATGCAGAAAATCAGATTATGGAGATGCTGCTGGATTATCGAAAAGGTCAGCAGAAAAAAGATAAGCATAATATATCGGAGAAGACGAAGATGGTTTTTGACAACGGGTTTGTGCTGCATAAGAAAGAAATAAAGTAAATAAAAAGCCCCGCCGAGTCCGCTGCGCATTCTAAACGCAGCGGACGGGTGAGACCAGCCAATAAATAGTATAACATAATATTGATTATTTGTCAATAATATAATCAATTTATTTTTTATATACGCGGCATAAATGCCGCATGGTGGCAGTGAAAAAAATAGACAATGGAGGATTCTTATGAAAAAGTATTGCCCGGTCTGCAATTGCGAACAGGAGATTCAACTCGTGAAGAAACAGGAAACATATCAGATCAAAGGAGAACCGATAACAATTTATGCGACTATCTGTACTTGTTCTCATTGTGGCGAAGAGATTGTCACATTTGATTATGATGACGAAAACCTAAAAGAAGCGTATCGAGCATATCGACATAAACATAATCTAATTCAACCAGAAAGTATTGTAGCCATTCGAGAACAATGCAAAATGGATCGAGAGACGTTTGCAGGAATTCTTGGGCTTGACGTAAAGAAAATTGAAGATTACGAAAATGGGGAAATTCCTGAAAAACATATCAGCAATTTGATTATGCTGATGGGGGACTATGACAACGTTCGCTTTTTGAAAATCAAAGCGGAAGAGTTTGGTCTTGAAAATCCTCCAGAAAAAGAAGAAAAATATATGGTAATCAATAATGTGATTTTTTCTTTTTACAAAGATTTCGATGTAACAGAAGAAGATATAAATACATTATCGAAGATTGCTCAAAATCCAGATGAACCGGCATATTTCGTATATCGAGATGGTAGATATGGTAATGATCTAATATTGTATTGATAATGGCTGTAATAGATAGATTGTTATTGACTGCACTTGCCAGCTGTGCTATACTAAATGCAGGAACGGAAGGAGGAATCTAAAATGCTCAATTCTAACGAGGAAAAAATAACGCTTAGTGGATGGTTGAAGAAAAATGGAAATGCGGAATACAAATCTTCTTTGAAATTGCAAAAATTTCTGTTTTTCTATGAATCCTTTAAAAAGGCAAGCGGAGATAAAGCTGATTTTAGCTATCTTAAAGGTTGGATTAATGGCCCGGTATTTAGCACAGTTTATGGAGACTATACCTATGAAAGAATTTTATTTGATCAAGAAGCTGATTTGCAATTGCAAAATCATTATGATATGATAGATATTGAAAAAGCTCAAAAGGCACATTTTTTAACGTCTATTCTTTCTGTGGCAGAACTTTCGGAGCTGACTCATAAAATGCATATTTGGAGCGCTAAGAAAGATAGAATATTGGAAAGTGAACCAAGTGTTCCTTTAAATGAAAGAGATTTCGATGAACATGATATTAAATTTGTAACACTTTTAAATAGGCTATATTCTTCCGATGTGATTAATAACACTGTGGTAGTCCACGTTGGAGAGTATTATTTTTTATTCAGCAAAGAGGATTCGGTACGGCTTACGGAGAAACATTATGACGTGTTGAAGATGTTAGCTGAAAAAGAAAAACTAACGAATCCTGTATATGTTGATATAGATGAAGAAGGAAGGCTTATCATTGATTAATCCTAAAGACGTAATCACAATGCTAATTCCGTTTCCTGACATAGATGCGACGCTTGCACAGATAAAGCATATGTATATTTGCTGGCGGAAAATCGGTACAGAGTATCGTTTTGTAAAATGCCAATCTGTTAAACCTTATATGCTCGATAAAATTGTTTGCAAGCATTATGTTGATGAAGAAGCTAATGAACAAAGGAATCCTTTTAAACATACGACGAAAATAGATTGTGATAAAGTCTTTATGACGAAATTGGTAAATTATGATAATGAAATGAAAACAAAACCTAAATCCAATGTATGCCAAGAATTATATGATTTGATAATAGAAGAACTTGTGACGGATGGGTATGAGATAATACATTTGAACGAATCAACTATGGTACGTTTAAACAAACTTGTTACTTTAATCAAGAAGGTTGAAGAAAACAAAGACTTCGACTTATGAGTTTTCTCTTGACTATTTCCTGTTTTTGTGATATTCTATTCACATCACAGAAGGAGGAACTGGTATGTTCAAGAGATTGTTTGCTGCTCTAAGACGGAAGCATGGGGGAAACGTTGCCAGCCCTAAGGATGCTGGCAACGTTTCTGTGCCTGAAGAAGAGACTACGCCGTTGAAGTTCGAGAAGACAGACGAGAAAGTAGAGCTTGCAAAAGAGCCAGTTGCTGAAGTACAAGAAACATCTGTTGCAACGGGAGTTTCGCAAACAGAGGTTCAGTCTGCCTCTGTTGCGATTCGTCCTGATTTTAAGTTCAGCAGCGTAATTACACCTAATAATTCCTTTGAAAAATATACGCTTCATGCGTTCGATTTGAATTATGCTTTGTACACGGAAGCGTCGGACAAACCAGAAGAGTTCGTGAAAGATGTAGAAGACAAGGTGCATGAGCTTTACGATATTCATTGCGCATTTGGTCGCCTGTTCAACGTAATGAAAAATCATAACACGCAAGTTACTGTTGGCGAATCAGATACTATGTCAATGTATGTTGTGGCTGCGTTACAATGCAGGAATGGGAAACGTTATGCTCAGGCATTAGACAAATTAAAAGAAGGTATTTTTGGCGAAGGATATTTTAGCAATAGTGTGTGTTCAGTTGCTGTTTCTGTTCTGTGTGCATCTGGAGATTTATCAGATGCTTATTTGCTATTGCAGTATCTTGTGCTATATTGTCCAGAAGAAATATCTTCTATATTTTTCAGGCGTTATGCGCAGTTAATCATGTCAGTAGAAGAACTTGCAAAAACCGATATTGAAGATCTTGTAGTGTCTTATATGCAGAATTCTTCTAAGAAATCTTTTTTTATCAAAAATACATATGTGCCGATTATAAATGTCCCGATTGGGGCAGGAATTTTCAAGAGCGATGTGGAGTATTTGAAGAGCGCTGCTCCGGAGGAATATGAGCATTATGCGATTGATGCAGAGAAGAAGTGTAATGAATCTTCTGAAAGAGTGTTTGAGACACTGTTGGATAAATTACATGGTGGAACGGATGCTGAGGGAGTATGGGAGAATGACAGGAAGAAGGATGAGCAAAAGGCAATACTCCAGAAAAAAGAATTTCGATTTAGCGATGTAATTACGCCGGAGAATGCGTTTGAGGCCTATACGCTCCATGCGTTTGATGTGAATTATGCTCAATTTGCAAATCCGTCTGATGAGCCGGAAAAGTATGTCGATACAATGAAGCATCAACTTCATGAACTCAGTAATACCCACTGTTTGTTTGAAGACTTATTCGATGAAATAAAAAATTCTAATGCTACAATAATCGAAGATGATTCACTTCCGTGGAAGGTAATCGTATCAGAGGCAGGATCCAATTGCAGACGGAAAGCACAAAAATATGTGTTTGCAGGAGGAAGTCTGCCGTCACTTGAAGAAGAAATATTTTCTATTGTCGAGTGGTTTGTTAAGCAGAACAAGAATATTACTCCGGAAATATGTCGAGGAATCATTGCTCTTTTGTACCTTTCTGGCAATTTGTCCGACGCTTGTTTGTTCCTGCAATATCTCGTATTTTGTTTTTCAGAAGAAATGCAGAACAAATTCTTGGAAGACTATACTGAATTAATCATGGCTATAGAGGGTGTTGCAATAGTTGATCTTGAAGATTTTCTTATTCAACGTGTTCCTAAATTTTCTTTTTATATTAAAAATACTAACGTGCCATGCGTTAATGTTCCTCTTAAATCTGGAGTTTTTAAGAAGGCTATTGAAGAAATAAAACATGATAAGCCAGAATATTATAAGCGTTTTTTGTATAATTCAGAAGAATGCAATGAAACTACGGAGACGATTTTTGAGACGCTTTCGGATAGGCTGCATAGGGAAGCTGGGGAAGAGGAAAAGGACATTGAGATAAAAGAGAAAAACAAAAAAACACCAGAAACACAATATGAGACTAAGCCGACAAGTTCAAATGATGATAGATTCTTAAGATGGTTAGATTCAGATCAGCAAGAAGCTGTCACTACCACAGAAGGGTATGTTCGGGTAGTTGCCAGTGCTGGGTCTGGAAAAACGAGAGCATTGACCTACCGTTTCGCGTACTTGGTAAAATGCTTAAATATTTCCCATGACAGAATTGCGTGTGTTACATTTACAAATAAGGCCGCAAAAGAAATGAAGGGAAGAATAAGAGAATTAACAAATTGTGAGCCTGAGTATGTTTGCACATTTCATAGTTTGGGATTGAAAATTCTAAAGCAAGAACTGGCCAGAATTGGCTGGAGCAAGAATTACAAAGTTATTGATGATGCGGACATGGAGGACTTGATAAAGGAAGCCTGTGAGCAAGCGTCAGAACCCTGCTATTCTGCGTCGGGCATTAATGAGTTAAAGCAAATAATTGCTCAGTATAAAACCGAAGAGCGCGGCTATGGGGAAAATTTTGCAAAAAACAAATCAGACGTCACTTATATCGGGTGCAACTATGGAAATGTAATTGCTGCATATTTGCGGCTGCAAAAACAAGCGCAATTACTTGATTTCAGTGATTTAATCTGTTTGCCGCTTTATCTGTTTGATAAATATCCAGAAGTAAAAATATATTGGGCAAACCGCTTTGATTATATCATGGTAGATGAATTCCAAGACGTTTCTGGCGCTCAATATGATTTTGCTATGGCATTGGCTTCTAAAAAGAATAATCTGTTTGTTGTTGGCGACCCTGACCAGATGATATATAGCTGGCGTGGTGCTAAAATGGAATACTTCATGGATTTTCCAAAGCCATACCAAGGAAAAACTATTTATATGAATACCAATTACAGAAGCGAGATTATGCTTGTTGAAGCAGCAAACCGTCTTATTTCACATAACACAAACAGAATAGAAAAGAAATCAATTGCAAAGAGGGTTGATCGATGGAGTCCTTTTGAGGAAATTCACGAGAAAACACCTGATGATGTTGCTGAAAGTGTTGCTTGGCAATTAAAACAATGGGATATGATATTGTACGATGAAAACGACATAATTTATGATTTTTCTAAAGTCGCGATTATATATCGGGCTCACTTCCTTGCTGCTCCGATTGAACGAGCTCTTAGGAAATATAATATTCCGTACACAATTTTTAGCGGGCCTTCTTTTTATCAGCGCAGAGAAATCAAAACGGTTCTCTCGCTGTTAGGAGTGATTGTCAGAGACAATGTAGCAGACTACAAGATTTTCTGCAAAAAGTATAATCTTGACATTAACAACAATCTGTTGATGTCGTACTTGTCGCAAGCAGAAAAATCTCATACCAGAATCAGCAAAATAATCGTCCATAACTCTACTTCAGATTTTTATGAAATTTTGCCGCAAGTTATAAAACTTCAGGAATCTTTAAGCACGATTTTAGCAGAAAAATTCTTTGAAGATTTCTCTAATGTGTTCGATCTTGAAAGTATGTTCAGACCGTCTACAACAGAAGACACGAGACTGGACAACGTGCATGAATTACTTAGAATGGCAAAAGAAGCGGTGTTAAATAAAGAACTTTCGCAGGGGCTTCTTGATTTTGTGAATGAAGTAAGCACACTTACGTCTTCTGATTGCAAAAATGATGGCGTAAGTTTGCTCACCGCGCATAGCGCTAAAGGTTTGGAATTCGATACGGTGTTTTGTGTGGGAATGAATGAAGGTCTGTTCCCATTCTACAAAGCTACAACAAAAGAAGCGATGGAAGAAGAACGTCGTTTAGCTTATGTCAGTGTAACAAGAGCAAAGGATGAATTGTATATATGTGAAGCAGAATGTTCAGGCTATAATGGTAGATATTCTGCTCCATCCAGATTTATTCAAGAAATGAAAGAATGAAAAAAATAAAATACAGTGAAGAAGCACCCAACAATTATTGGGTGCTTCTTTTCATATACAGGAGGAATTTTAATGACAGAAGATATTGTTCTTAATATAACAGCAAATATCCAGCCGATGGCGGATGAACTGAATCATCTGATGTCAACGATGGAACTGGTTCCGAATAAGGAGCAATTGACAGAAGCAATTGATTCCATCCATAGCGCATATCAGACAATCAAAACAGAAATCGAAAGCGATACGGGCGGTATATTCGCAGACATTCCGGCGCGGATGGAATCGGCGCTAATCCGCACGATCACCAGCATACGTTCGCAAATCACTTCACTTGATGGCGCGTTCGAGAAAATCGGAAAGAACCTCGATGGTGACAAAATCAGCAGTATATACCAGCAAACAGGCTTCATCATGGGTAATGTGCAAACCATGCTGGATGGCTTGCAAGACCTGCGGAGCTTTACCAAAAGCGCAACCCCGCAGCAGATGAGCGTGTTCAACAACACCTACATGGATTTTGCGCGCGCCATTAACGGCATGACACAGAACATGCAGGGCAAAGGCGGTATCGGCATTGCGTCCGCATCGGAATTATTCAAGCATTTTACCGATAAAAACACAGCGAACGCGGCGGAAAGAGTCGCGTTCCAAAACTTCACAAAAGCACTTGGCTTATCCGGCGATGGAAAATCGCTGTTCACCGCGATGTCAAAACTCTCTTTGCCGTCTACATGGCAAAGAGAGTTTTATGATATATCCCGGCAACACGCAAAAGGCGCGCTGCCGGAGAACTATCGGACGACAGAACAGTATGACAGCTTCCGGGAGCGACTGCCGGAACGACTTCGCGCCATGCCATATACTCCGCAAACGATCTCGCCGTCGAAAATGCGAAAAGGCTATCAGGAAGTGCTGTCTGAAGCGGAATATAACACCATTTATGAACTGGCGAAAAAGAACGAAGCATTCCGGCAAAGTCTTCTCAATCTCGGCTATGGTCGCTATGGCGTGGATACGACTGGGAAGTATCCGAAGGCAGGTACGTTCTTCTTACGTCCACGATTGGAATTTACCAAAGGGATGCTGGGGCGAACCGAAGATGAATTGTATTATAATCAGCTGAAGCGAGCACTGGAAAGTAACGTTGTCAATTTCACGAAACTGAACACGAAGGATGAACAGGAGGTTGGGCGGCTCGCAAGACGCAGCAGCTCAACCGCGCAAGCCTCCTATGAAGCGCTGGGTGTAACGAGCGGTATCATGAAAGACCTGATGCCTGTTCACTTGAGCAAACGAAGTATCCCGATGGTTGACCCGAATGTTGCCAGTGTTCCAGCTGGCATTGTCGCCCGCCCGCGCAAAGATATGTTCATTATTCCGTCGTTGACCCCGGAAGACGCGAAAAATGGAGAGCTCCCGAAAGACCCAAATATTCGGTGGGGAAAAGAAGCACAGAAGAAATTAATAGGAAAGTCTGCTTATGTAACCGCAGAGGAATCGTGGTTTACTAATTTGGCGCACATGCACGGCGACCGTTCGCTGGGTAACGGAAAGTATGGCAACGTATATCAAGATCCGTCAATCGCAAATGATTTGCCGATGTTTATTATGGACTTTTCTGACCGGCTGATACAAACAGACGCAAACGGCAGACCGATTCGCGGCTCAAACGGTGCCCCAATAGAAAATGCAGAGACGCAAAAGGAAGTTGCGAAGCTGCTTCAGCGAAACACGCCGCTGCAATATACCTACAACGGGAAACAAAAAACATACATGTACCCTCGTTATGAAACAAGTTTCGGCGACAAAAAGCGCGGATATGTCCCTGTCACCGCAAAGGGTGGCGGGGTATACTTCATCCGCGAGAACGATTATGTTGCGGAATCGAAGAAATATCTGGAAGGGCTTGGCGCAAACATATTCGATAATTTCCGACCGGAAGGGTATAAGTTTACGTCTTTTGAGAAAGCTAATAAGGACTTGGAAGCAGTCAACCGTTTCCTCACGGGCAGCATTCCGTTTACGCAGCTTGGCGGCGTCAATCCAGATATTGATAAAGTCGGCGTTGTGGACATTTCTTCTTTATTTCCGTTTAATGCCAAAGACAAGGAATCGCAGCTCCCGATTGACGGTTCGATGCTAATGATGCCTGGGTATATTCCCGGTGGGGACGCGATTATCCGCGCACCGTTCATGAACGGTAAAGGCGTTGCGCAGAGTTTCGACTACAAAAGCTATTTGCGTGATTTATTCGGTTTAAAAGAAGGAGACCCGTTCTATCTGCCTGGCGTCAATATGCCGGATGACCTGAACAACATCTATCAGAAAGCCGGGCTTGTGGGGATTCAAAAGCACAAAATTTATGGCGGAAATCAGTATCAAGACACGCTTAGCAAATACTTCATGGATATCATGGGGTTGGATGCGCTGATTGACAAGAGTTTAATCAAGTCAACGATTCTTGATCCCGGCACGGGCAGCCGTTTTACAGGTGAAGAGGCAAACAAGGAAATCCAGAGAAGGATGCGTTTCTTTGGGCCGGAAGGGTTATTCCGCGTGGTAGATACGGCAGAAGGACACTCGACGAATCGGCAGACAAGTCTCAGCACGCAGATCGGGCAGAACTTGATGATGACTCCGGAAGAAATCAAAGAAAACCGCGACAAGCATTTGCAATTCATTAAGGATTTGCAAACGAACCCGGAAGTGCAAAAGGCAAGGGTTTTCAACACGGATAGTGCACTGGACGTGGCTTTCCGAGCGAATCCGACAATGCTGCAAAACAGTCCGGCAGCGCAGACGAAATTACAGCAGCGTATCATGTCGGAAGAACAGGCGCTGCGAGAAGGAAAACTGTTTGCACCGGGCGAACTCAGCATGAAAATTGCGCTGGCGAACTACGGCAGTGTGCTTGCTTCCGCAGGCATGAAAAACGGGTATCGAGTGCAAAACAACGATTTGCTGAATACGTTTGCGTTAGGCGAAAATCAATTTGCGACAAGCGATTATCAGAAATTCTTAGGGAAGACGGTTGCAACCGACCGTTACCCGTCAACGGTCGGTCAAACGAGCGCGTATGAAGTTCAGGAGAAACTCTCACAGGCGATTCGTAGCGGTGCATACGGGCTGAATCCGTATGGCGTTTATTACAACCCGTCAGCACTGGCAAAAATGGGCGGCGGTGACTTCGACGGCGATACGGTTCAGATTATTGTAGGAAAAATCGCGGAAGTCGCGAAACGAACATATGAAATTCGCAGCAAACAGTTAGCGCCATATAAAGCAAAAAAACAAGCGATAGAGTCTGAATTTAAAAAGATGGAAATGCCCGTAAATGGAACGATTGATGAGAACTTTATCGCCAACGCAGTTGCGAGACAAGCAGGGATGACAATTCTTTTAGGTTCAGTCTCAAACGTGCAAGATGCTCTTGAGCAGGGGAATTGGAATGATCCTAACTGGGTAGCGCAAATTGGACGAGCAGCATCTGTTGATGCTTCGCGTGCCTATGATATTGACTCCACCTTCTTGAAGACAGGTGTTGCAGCACCATTTACAGACGCAATGTGGAACGCGATGAAGATGGGCAGACCGTTTACGAGCATTTACAAAAACTTAAACAGCGCAATTGCAGCGAATGACTTCTCCAAGATGCCGAAATTGTCCACGGTCAATTTTCCATCTATTTTTAGCAGTACGTCTGCACTGATGATGGCTTCGATGGCTGAAATGCCGCTATCAAACGAAAGCGTTGAGAAAATGTTGCAGCAGCAGATGATTCAGGAAGGGTTTTCTGCCGATAATATAGACGAAAACGTTCCTCACGAAAAAGATACGGCGCGAAACGCAATGGCGCGGTACATCAACGCTTCCAACAAAATCAAGGCGGCAGCATTAACGCGCGGCGCAATCGCGTCGGATGAACAGTATGGCGACCTTCGAGTGCGATTACAAACTTTCAAGACACTACTGGACAAAGAACGCCGGAATACCAATTCGGATGACGTAGCGGCAAAAGCGAAGCTCGACGAAATGGAGAAGGTATATCAACATCAAAGCGAGCAACTCCGTTTCGCTCGGCTTTATGGATTAACCGAAGAAGCGGTTGATGCGGGAAAAGGGTATGCCGCTGGCGGGCTGTTCAAGAATAACCCGATTATGGGGCGGGAAAGCGAATTTCAGCTTGCGCTTCAAAATCAACGTGATGCGGACACCCTCACTGATCTTCAGCGATATTCAGCCGCAGCGGAAATCGCGACAAACGGCGTGACGAACGCGATGCTCAAACAGAGCATCGGTGCGACGGATGATTTTGATAATTTTTCGGAAGCACAAAAGGAAATATCCAGAGTCGCGGAGAAAACGAATAAAGATTTAACATACTCATACACTCAGATGAGCAAGTTCTCCAGCGATAAAAAAACAGATCAAGATGAATGGCACGACCGTTGGGGCAGGAGAATGCGCGGCGAAACGGAGATATTGAAGCCCACAACGTTTGAGAAATTTCTGGGAGATGCCTTCCATAAATCGGTGCAAAACTGGGAAACGCGTCGAATCGCAGTGCAGAACGGGGAACAAACAGATGACCTGACGGCAGAGGAAACGCTAAAGTTTTTCGAGGAAGAATTGTTGAAACCTTCAAAGAACGATAATAAGCAATTCTTCCGGAGAGATGAAAACGGCAATCTTGTGCAGGTGCTGGAAGTAAACAAAAAAAACAATAATAAACTTTTCGACACTCGCAATACGCTTGCCAATCTGCAAAACATATACGACCGCAAGAAATATAATATCGTCGGTGCGGAATATGGGTTAAATGTTAATAACGGCATTCTGCCAAACGGCGCGAAGGTATTCGGGGCGCTGGACTCGTTGGTTTATAATAAAGACACGAAACAGTATGAAATCTGGGACTGGAAAGCACGCGCCGGTGGGCACGATTCGCGCCAGTTGTATTACTATCAGGCGTTATGGGAAGCGGCAGAAAGACGAAAGCCGGAAAAAGACAGACGGCAGATTGGCGGATTGAAATTCTTAGGCTATCTGGAAAACGGGAAAACGGAAGAACTTCCACTGGATGAGAGCAAAGTCAAAGAAGCAGTAGAATGGGCAAACAGCGTCTATACAAACATTAACTCGCTTGCGGTGGCTACGGGGCTGGACAAATCCTTGCTGGAACTCGCCAGAAGCGGAGGCAACCGATGGACGCAGTACAAAACGCCAGAAGAAGTGCTGGGCGTTATCTCGCGGGCAAGATATGCCGGAGCAGCGGTAAACACTGCGAATCCGCTATCAAAAGGCTATATTGTCAATTATGGCGCTGGGAAACCGGATCATACGGTTGATGAGATCACAAATCAGTCGAACAGAGCTTATATGGCGCGAGAAATGTACAATGTGGACTATGATGCGCTAAACGCAACAGAAAAGGCGACTATTGACGCAATGTCGCCAGACGAGTTGGCGACACGACGTGCGCAAGCGGAATACGCGAATACAATGAACCGGAACACGGGCAAAGGTATTGCAAACGCGTTGAACGTGCAGAACAAAGCGAACACGTTGGAAGACAGAATTAAGAAATATTCAAGTGACTTATTTGTCCGGCGGCTAAAAGCGAACGACGAGCGTTTCAACCCATGGGAAAACACGGCGAACGAACTCAAAGGATTCGACACTCAAATCGAGAATCTGACGAACATGGGGCTGGACAGCCTTGCCGTTGATCAATTGGAAACCCTGAAAAATCAGGCTTTTGAAGATTATCGTAAGACATTGCAAATCGTCGCGCCAGCAGAACTGAATCGTTTTTCTGAAAGCATCGAGAAAACCATGAATACGCCGAAGAAAAAGACAGCGACCAGCGATTATCAAGTGCAATATGCGGCGCTCCAAAAGGAATTCGAGCAGAGAACGCAAGCCTACAATCAGTTGATGAAAGATCAGTCGGTTGAAATTCCACCTGACGCGAATGACGCGATGGCAAAAGCAAGGGAGAGCTTTAACAAATATCGGGATTCTTTGCTGACGCAGCGGGCGAATGCATTTGACCTTGATATGCAAAAGACACAGCAGATGCTGAGCAAAGGGAAAATCACGGACGCGCTGCAAATGCAATTACAAATGGACGCGGCGCGGCAAAGTATTGCGGACAAACGAAAGCAACTGGAACTTGATTACGGGAAAGACGGCATTCTGAGCGGCAACACGAAGCAATATCAGGCGGAAAAGGCAAAACTGGATGAGTTGGAAAGCAAGTATTTGCCGGAATATGAACGCAGGCTGCAAAATGAGTCTATGGAAAAAAGCAACCGCCAGCTTCGCCAATTCGAGAAATTCCAGCGGAACAGCGCTCCAACCCGGCGCGGCATGTATGCGCAGATGTACGAACGTCGGTTGGGCAACATCGACGCGCTGAAGGATTACAAGACAGCGTTCACGGAAGGTCAGCAGACGTGGAAAGATCGCATGGAAGCCATCAAGACAGACTGGGTGAACAAGAACGGTGAAGGCGAAGGGTATAAGCAGCTCGACACGTACAAGCAGGCTGCCTCGATGGTGCAAAAGTACGGGGCTGCATTAAGCAACGCGCAGAAACAGTTGGATAGCTTCGGAAACAGTCACACGAAAATTGCCTCTGGGGTGGACGCGCTGAAAGCGTCAATGGGAAACATGATGACAATATACGCTCGTCGGTTCGCTCGTCAGCTTATCCAACAGGCGGCACAATTTGTAAAGCAGTATGATGCAGCAATTACGGAGATTCAGGTTGTTACACGCAAGTCCGACGAGGAAGTCAACAAATTAGGGAACGACATGATGAAGGTCGCAAAAGACTTAAAAGTCAACTTCTCGGACGTGGCAAAAGCAACGACAGAACTTTATCGTCAAGGTTTAAGCGACGAAGAAGTAGATGAACGCCGTGAACAGGTACTGAAATTCTCCAAGGTTGCAGGAGTTAGCGCAACAGATGCGACGAAATTGATTACGGTCGGTGTGAACTCCGGACTTTTCAAAGACGCAAAAGAAGTGACTGATGTCGTCACCGCGCTTGGTGATAGCGCGGCGACGAACGCAGGACAGATTCAGAAGGGTATTCAGAAAGCTGGTTACGCAGCAAAAGAAGCTGGTGTTTCTGGTAAGGAATTGTCGGCGATGCTGACTGTTATCACTGCGGGAACACAGTTGTCAGGCAATGTAGCTGGTACGACACTCCGTAACGTGTTCAGCCGAATCAACCGAGTAAAAAAGCCTGGAGAAGTCGTCTACGATGAAAAGGGCAATGCAATGACCGCGAACACACTCGCGGCTGTTTTAAATTCTGCCGGTATCAGTATGTATGAGAACGGACAGATGAAGAGCACTACACAGATTCTAACAGACATCGGCAAGGTTTGGGACAGTTTGTCTGACAACAAGAAGAATCAGATCGCATATCAATTAGGCGGCACACAGCAGTACAGCAACGTGGCTGCATTGATGGCCGGATTCTCTGAAACGGATGAAAACGGTCAAACGCTGATGGAGAAGTATTTGCAACTTGCGGACGAATCGGGAAATATTGTAGACGAGAAATATGTAGATCAAGCAGACAGCTTAACTGCGGCGCTGACGAACTTGTCAAACGCATTCAACGCTTTGACGGCTTCAGTGACGGACAGTGAAGCGATTAAAGGGTTTATTAATGTTCTTGCAACTGCTGTTGAAGGCGTTGGTAAATTGAATAGCGCGTTAGGCGGCGTTCCATCACTGTTGGCGACTATTGGAATTGCAGCGTTTGCGCTTAAAGCAATTTTAGGAACTTCATTGTTGCCCATAATTGGGACAATCGGTTCTTTATTGGCAATAGGTTATTTAACCAACAGCAACAGTAATTCTACAAGCACAACATCCAATATCTCAACGACTTCTGTAGCTCAAGAAAAAAACAAAACAAAAATAGATGAAGATTATGAAAAAGCAAAGAGTTTATTAAAACAAGCCTCTGAAATTAGCGAAAAAGCAGAACGTGGCAAAGCTACTCAAGAAGATGTCTCTGTTTATAACAACGCAGCTATTCAGCTTCGTGAAATGGGCATCTCGTGCGTGAAAACAATTTCAAGCATTGATGACTTGAGCGATGGGGCTAAAAACGTTGCAAATCAATTAAATGATGCGGCAAACCAAATAAAAGATAAGAACGATAATGATACAAGAGATTTTGCAATGAAAAAAGCGAATGATTTGTATGCAGCTGCAAGAAGGGATACTCAGCCAGTTTCTCTTGCATCTGCTTGGCTTAGCGATTTGTCACACTATGACGGGGCGGGAAAACTTGCTCTTGAAATAAAACAAAACTATCCGGATCTATTTAATGCTCTTGAAAATACTGATGAAAACTTCAACGATGTATATAGTTCTTACATTTCTAATGGCGGAGAGCCGCTTCATTTTCCGAATGGTGTTGATCTTGAAGGAATCAGATTTGGGCATCCTGAAGATAGTAAATTTACAAGTTTTATGTCTGGCTTATTATTGAATGGAATGCTGAATGATGTAATTTTAGCAGGAAATCATCCATCCGTTGGAGCTTATAAAGGTGACTTCATATCTAATGATAAAATTAAAGATTTCAATTATAGAAACGCCGTTGCGTCCGATCCTGCCGTTCTTGCCGCAGTAATAACTCGATATTTCAAACTGGGAGATACATGGCTAGCAAACCCGTTTGTAAGTGAATTGCCTGATATTGCAGTTAGATTTGGAGACAATTTACAAACGTATATTTCTGAATTTTATGAATCGATGTTGGGGGAAAATTCTGAACTTGCTTCTGCTTTAACCTCAAAAGCGGTTGCAAGTTTAAACGAAACAGACATATCAGGACTAGACGAGCAGAGTAAAGCAAACCTTGTTAAAACAATAGTTGTAACTCCGTTTACTTACAGTGACGGCAGTTTAATGTCTCCAAACGACTTTTCTGCAAAAGCGGTAGACTTAACAGGATATGTAGATCCTGATTCTCTTCCTTTTGACCTTAGCACGAGTTCTTCATCTGCGGCAGCAATGTACACGTCCCACAAGTATGGCAATGCGTATTCTGAATTTTATAATGCGTTAAGAAGTACCTATGGAACAATGGGCAGCGCGAAGGAAATGTTTGAGGCAGCACAAGAAAAAATTGCCAAGATTCCAGCAATTGAAGATTTGATTGCTGATGAAGACAATGCTGATATAAGCCGTATCATTTCTGGGTTTTATGATAATAATGGAAATGTTCGTCAAGATTTAACAAATGAAGATTTACTAGTACTTATGTCAGTAGTTGCTGGACATGACAATAGAATTTTCTCAGATGTTACATCTAAAAAAGAAAAACAGGAGAGTATTCTTGCAAATGGTGTTCATCAACGATTGAAGAATAAACCATATAGATATAAGAATTGGAATAATCTCGGTTATGCTACAGAAGAAACAACGCAGGCAGCTCAAGAAGCGTTTAAAGCTATAGTCGGCGAAGACGTAATGAACACTTATCTGACCGCTGGTACATATTCGTCTTTAGGACTGAAGACTCGCAAATATTTAAATGATTATGTTGAACGTAAGATTCAGACCTACGGGACAAATAAATCTGCATATAGCGATTTAGATTATGCCACAACCGCAAGAGATGTACTGAATGATATGGAGTCCTTCGACGATGTGAGAACCAGAAAACAGTTCCTTCAGAATTTACCATCAGAGCTTGTTTCAGAACTCAATAACATTGATTCTTTTAAGGATTACACCGATTTGTTGCAAATGACTGATTACGAATTATCTCAAGAAGGACTTTCAGCAGATGATGTGTATAATGCACGAAATAAGGCATTTGCAGCAATTGACGAAAAGACAATAAAAAATCAATTGAAATTCAATGACGCACTAGACGAAACAGTTTCTTTGCTTGCACAGATAAAGAAGGGCGGTTCGGATGCTGCATCGGCTATGCAGACTATGTACAGCAGAACAGAAAAGCTCGCGAATGCAAAATGGGCGATTGCCCAATATAAAAGTGGGCAACGAACAGATTTGGTGACTTCAACGTTGGCAAGCAATTTTGAGGGAATCGATCAGACTTCATTGAAATACGCATCGGCAGAAGCTGCGGATATGTACGTAAAAACATTCGAGGCTTCGCTAGAGGACAAAACTGATGATATGGAAACTGTACTTGGCACAAATCTGACGGAAGCACTTTCAGAGCTAAATCTCGATGATTCTGTGATTTTACCATCTATCGATTTGAGTACAGGAGCAATTAACATTAGTGACTTTGTAGATGCACTAAATGAAACAGGTGATTCAGCAAGTGCGGCATTTGCTTCTCTTGTCCAGTCTCTTGCTTCTCTTGGAGCAGAATTCTTTATCGATCTTACTGACCATAGTGTTCAAGTAAAACTTGGTGGAATGAAATCATCTACGCCGCATTCTTCTGGTGGTGGTGGTGGCAAGTCTGATGCTGACAAACTTGTTGATAAAATCAAGAAAGGTCAAGCATTATACGAGCACCGTGTCAAGATGGTTCAATATAAACAGACAGAATATACAAATGCAGACGAGCTGACAAATTACGGTCGAATGATTGAAAAGGAAATGGAGATTGAGCAATCTTATCTTCCAGTCGTGCAAGAGAATATTCAGAAACTCAAAGAGCAAATGGCAAAAACCAAAGTCGGTTCAGATGACTGGTATACGCTGCGAGACGCTATTCTGAGTGCAGAGGAAACGTATGAAGAAATCAACAAAACGCTGGATGAAAATAAAAAGAAGCTGGAAGAAAACCAGCAAGCGATTCTGAAACTGCATACTGATCTTGAAGATTCTGTGACGGAAGAAATTAAGAACCGAATTCAGAAAGAACGCGATATGACCGATGGCGCAGTAACGATGCAAGAGACGATTCTGAATGCAATCAAGCAGAGACATCAGGACGAATGGGATTTGATCAAGAAAGATATTGAGAAGAAGAAAGAAGCGTTAGAAGAAGAAAAGAGCCTGATTGATGAACGCTTGCAAGCTCGCAAAGATGCCGAGGACGAGGCCGAGAAATATGAAGAGCTGGCTGAGCTGAAGAAACAGCTCGCCAGCGTCGAAATGGACAGCAGCAGAACAAAAGATGCGGCACAGCTCCGCAAATCTATTGCTGATCTTGAAAAAGAGATTGGCTGGGATATTGCTGATAAGGAAGCAGATAACGCAAAGAATGAGATTCAAGATCAGATGGATGCCTACGATGACTATATTACCAAAGGTGACGAAGATTTAGAAGAGCTGCTGAAAGACGCGAATAACTTCAGCGAGGAAGTTAACAATGTTCTGAAAATGAATCAGAGTGAATTGTTTGACTGGCTAAAGAACAACGTTAAGGAATACACGGAAAGCCTGAAGGATGCCCAGCAGCAGATGGTCAATTCGTGGTCGGATACGTATAAGCAGATGATGGGCTTGACAGATACTTATTGGGATGAAGTGGCTGAAATCTTGAGTTCCAAAGAATCATATTTGGAATACATGAAAAACAGCGACGAATATCTCAATGCTTCGGACGATATGAAAGCACAGCTTCGCTATCAGTGGGAAGATGCGTATGATAAGTGGATTCTTGCGCTGAAAGACACGACGAATTACGATCATTTTGACAACGGCTTAGGTGATATGAGCGGCAGCGAGTACGGAACGGGAACAAATTCCGGAACAGGGGCTAATGGAAACAAAACGACAAGTCCAAGCGGATTATCAACAATGATAAAGAATGCCATTGATACAGTAAAGAAATCACTGTTTGGCGGATTGGCATGGGACAAACCAAACGTTAGCAAAGAAGTGTTAAACCGCATTGTTAGAGGCAAATTTGCTACTGGCGGTATTGCGAACTACACAGGATTGGCATGGCTGGACGGTACACCGTTGAAGCCGGAACGAGTGTTGAACGCACAACAAACGGAATCTTTTGACCGTTTGGTGAACGTCATGGATTCGCTCCGTGCGTCTGGTGTTTCGATAGAAAGTCTGCGCAACTCGATGCTGGACACACGAATCCATCTTCCGAATCTATCACCGTCTATTGATCCGGCTACGATTGGCGGAAATGTCGCTAATATTGGAGATGTCAACGTAACCATTGAAGAAGCAGAGCTGAACGACGACCGCGATTATGATGAAATTGCTCAGATTGTCGGCGAGAAGTTCGCCAAGGAAATCAGCAAGCAAGGCATCAACATTGCAAAATACAACTTCTAACAATAGGGGAGAGGCGCTTTGGGTGCGCCTCTCCCTACCTTACAGGAAGGAGGAGAACCATGAACGGAGGATTTCGTTTTTGTGGCACAGACATTTCTGCACTCGGACTGGAATATGTGCCGGATATGAAAGACACCTATGTTTATGCTGGAACGCAGGCACAGGTTAGCCAAGAAGTCTTTGAAGGACATGATGGTGGCTATTATTATGGTATAACAAAGCAGCCGAAGGAGTTTACGCTGCGATGCATATTCCAAGATAAGGAAATCACAAAAGGCACAATTGCCCGAATTGACGGTTTTTTCCGTCGAGGTAGGACAGGCCGGCTTATATTTGATACTATGCGGTGGCTGTGGTATACTGCAACGGTAATCAGTGTAGACGTGTCCCAATTAACAAATAGGAAAAACGGTTTTATCACAATTACGATGCGAGCCTATTATCCATTTGCGCGGCATGATTATTTATGGATTGCGGAAGACAATATGTTTGACACATATATCTTGGAGAACTCTGGACTTCTGACAAAAGAACAGACACCAATTACCGCTTTTGAAAACATGACAGGACATCATGAAATACTACTTTACAATCCTGGCAGTGAACGTGCGGACGTAGCCATTCAGCTTGCAGGAGATGCAGGAGAAGGCGTGCTGATTACCAACAAAACCACAGAGCAGAAGTGTCGTATGATGGCGTTCAACAAGGCGAAGACAAGCGAAGCTGGTAAGACCATCATATGCGATTCTTTAAACGGAAAAGTAGTGCTAACAAACGGCAATGAAGCAGAACGAGCATTTCAATATCACGACTATGGATTTCTATCATTAGAACCAGCTTTTCCGATTCTGCGCAGTGTAGGAGTTAAAACAGAAGCAGGAAGTAAGACGGCAAAAATTATGACAGAAGAAGTGACAGACAATTTAATTGGAAAATATGTGTATATAGATGATTGTTGGATTAAGATCGTAAACATCACTGCTTCAAATGAAATCGTTTTATACGAAGCTGCATTGACAACAGCAGCAGTGAATACCAATATTGTCACCATGAATGAAATTACCATAGACGTTGGTGCTGGTGGGGAACTGACCAGTTTGGAATTTCAATACAAACCAACGTTTGCATAAGGTGGGATAAGGAATGGACAAAAGAACATTATCTCTTGCTATCTGTGATTACCAACAGCGTGTTCTGTGTCCTCTATATGACAGCGAAAGCAATGTGTCAGGGCAAGCAGAGGACGTATTTGTAACCACAGAGCGTAATGGATGGAAAGAACTTTCGTTTTCTCTTCCGTCCGTCTGCCAAACAGAAGACGGGATGGAAGAGAATTATCGACTCGAATATCTAAAAGCAGACTATTTGATTCGTCTCATAGATAATAACGAGACAGATTGGTTTATTATTTCTGAACCCAAAATCACACATGAATCATGGTCGAAGAAAGTAGACGTGACGGCGGGGCATATTTCCCAATTACTCAAAATCAAGAATTACGGTTTAGAGTTTTCAGACAAAGAAGGAAATAACGTCGGCACAGCAGAAGAGCTTTTGACGACGATTTTGGAGGGGACAGGCTGGTCAGTCGGGCACGTTTATCCGTTTGCAGAGAAGACGGGCGAAACGAAATACCGCTCTCTGAAAGCATCCACTAAAACAGGCGCTTTCAAATTGATTACGACCCTATGTGATTTATTTGAAGCGAAGCCCATTTATCATGGCGGCACGAGAACGGTTGATCTTTTGCCGATCAACCCGTTCTCGCAGCCAAAAGCAGGAATGCTGCCAGACTTATCGTTAGCAGATGAAGTGGTAGAACTGCACTATGGAAAGAACCTAAGCAATGTCAGTAGAACGCTAAACACAGAGAATATTGTCACAAAGTTATATGCGTATGGTTCTTACGGAGACAAAACAAACGGATATTGTGGAATTGATGAATGCACGCATGCGGAATATATTTATACTGTTACGGCAGATTGCGCGGTTGGAACGTACTGGTTTGCCTATGAAGATGAAACAAATGTTCGTGTTGTAAAACACTTCGCGACGTCTGCTCCGATTAAAATAGGAGAAGTACTTATTTTCTCAACGATGGATCCATCAACAATGCTGTATATCTGGAATGAAACGCAGGGGAAAATGTACCCTGTATACAGTGGCACAGATGGAACGGAACTTCCATCCACGGTTGAAAAAAAGAACGATGTGAAGAACTGGTTTCAATTTATCATGAATTTCGATTACTACAGGGAAGTCGGACTGCTGACAGATGATATGCTGCAAATTGTTGCAGACTATCAGCGAAAAGCGCCGAAGATGTTTGAGAAAATCAGCGAAGCATCTGCGAAAATGAGTGACGCACGGACAAAGCTATCTCAAACTATCGGCTATGTTGATTTTTGCCGCCTCGATATAGATCGAGACGAAGAGCTGTTGGACGGCACCTATATTACGCTGGTGCTGAACAAGAAAAACTACTCAGATGGTGTAATATACCGCACGGACTATGACCAAATCAAGAAAAATCAATTCAAGTGGAGAGCAACGGATTCGCTCAATAAAGACGGTGATCCAATAAATAGTGCGGCTGGTATCGTGTATATTTTGCATGACACCAATCCAATTACTTGGGATAAAGCGTATTTAAAGAAGATTTTTAATGAAGATAACCCAGATGCCATTACGTTGTGGGCTGCGCGTGAATCGATTGCTATTAATCCGCAGACAGACAAGTTTTATCTGTTTGCTTATAACAGCATCAACGGGCGGCTTGGCACGTTGGAATCCGCTGATGAATCAGCCTGCAAAGCACTCACAGAAGCAACGAAACTAGTCACAGTGGAGCATCCAGTTCTATTTATAAACAGTAAGAATTTGACCTCAGAACTGCCGGAACTTAACGGATATGGTTGGCGTTGGGTTTATCATGACGACAAAACAGCATCAGATTTCCATTTCTGTTATCAGGAAGAAGGAGACACGGCTTGGCACAATGTAATGTTTCAGGCAGAAGAACCGTTGCCATCCATTGGACGCTATTGGTATGATTGGCGCAATTCTGTGCTGTATCGGGCAGACAAGAGTGGCTGGAAACTTCTTGACACCGCGTCGGAAAAGCGCGTTGCGGCGCTATTTCCGACGGTCTATATGTATGGTAAGACAAGAGACAAGTATTATCAAGGCTTGTCAATGAAGTATACTTACAAAGTCCCATCTGGTCAGACGCTTCCGGCTGGCAACTATTTCATTGAGAATGAGTACAATTCTTACTGGGCAGTAACAACGCAGGAAGAATTGGAATATGGAGATTCGCTCTATTACAACTATGATAATGGATGGATTACGCAAGTCAAGAACAAGGTAGAAACGCAGCTAAGTTCAAAGGCTTATCGTTTTGACAATGTATCCTATCATTCGGATAATCTGCTGGCAAATCGGGAAGTGGAAGAAGGAAGTCTTAATGAAAAAGGCGAACTGGTAGAAACAACAGAAAAATGCAAAACGCAGGGATATTATATAGTTGTTCCGAAAACGCAATATCAGGCAAGCAATTCCAGCATATCGGCGACGGTGCATTATTATGATGACAAGAAACGTTGGATTTCCTGTGAAGCATTCACGTCAACATTTACGACACCAAGCGACTGTGGATTTATCTGTATTGTGTTCGATATGACAAAAGCGGATTTCGACGCACTTGATTATCAAATAACAGCTGTTGACCATGACAATCTTATTATTATTAAAGACCTGAACTACAAGCGGCTTTTGCCTATAGAAACGTCCGGAGACAACATTGGTATTCTTTCTCTTATGGATTTATTCAGCAGCCTTAGCGACCTGACATATCAGACGTATTATGCAAAACTGAAACAATTGCAAGACGAATTGAAATCCATCGAGAAAAACATGACGGCTTCCATCGACGATTTATACAGGGAAGGTTGGTGGCAAGATGACAGCTATGTAGACGGTGACGAACAGAAACTCTATGATGATGCGCTGAAAAATCTGAATGTTATTGCAAAACCGGAAGCCACGTATTCTATTAAATATCTGGATTTATACGATGCGAATGAAAACAATGCAGATTTTGGAGTAAACGAAGCGACAACAAGCACGATGTGGCCTGACATCACAATGGCATCTGCCGTGCATTTAATTGATCCTGACATTGCTATCAACACATGGGCGTATTTTGACAAAATCAAGAAGTGTTACGACCAGCCGAAAAAAACAACAATTTCGATCAACACGAATCTATCTACTATCTCGCAGCACAGCTTTGGAGACGTGATGACAAATATCGCTAACGTTGCAAGTCGGATGAAAGGAAACGAATCGTATTACGACAAGACGCTTTCTTCCGCAGCAAGTAAAGACGATATGGAAAATGTTGGCGTGGATGTAGTAAAGAACGAAAAGCAGCTCAACAACACGATACAGAACGTAGAGCAAATAGGAGATACGTTAATTACGCATGAAACATCGCTCATCCAGACACAGAATGAAATCGTTGCATCAGCGGAGCGGTTTACAAATGACACGAATCGTTTATCAAGCTCTCTTCGCATTGCGGCTGACAGCATTACGCAGGAAGTTAAGCGAGCAAAAGGCGCAGAAGAAACGTTATCCGGCAAGATAGAAACCACAGAAAAGAATATCAATTTGTCTGTTGAGAAAGTCATCAATGGTGATACACCTGTACAGAAAGTCAAGAATACGTCCGTGAACTTAGATACAGACGGTATCAATATGACGGGTGGAAAAATCAAGATGGGAGCGGAAACATCCATCGAGATGACAGCCGGAGCAGAAAATGGCACTTCATTATCTGTGAAACACGACGGTATCCAGATGTCCGGCGGCAAGATTGATATTCGTGCAAAGGACGCATCATCTGACATGGACAACGCTGTAGAGATTGGGACAGACGGTATCTCCATGAAAGCAGGGACGTCGTTTTCTGCGGAATCAGGTGGAACAGTAAAAATCAACGCGGAAAATGGCGAAGGAAGCTACATTACACTGGGCGAAATGTTTTCTGTTACAAAAGAGAAGGGGATTATTGCAGGGCCGGCAAGTTTCACATCCGCAAACGTACAAGGAAACGCGGTTGTGACAACTGATACGCTTAGTCAGCGAGTTATCGTTTCCAAGAGTCAGCCAGCGAAATCAGCAGATGACACCAGAAGCATTATCTGGCTGGAACCCAATGCGACGGCTGAGGTAAAATACAGAATACTGCTGGACGCAAACCGTAATGTTGGGCTACGTTTCGACGAATCACACAATTTTACACAGACAAAGGCATTGTCAGAAGACGGGGAAGACACGCTGCCGGACGGCGACATTACTTATGCGATTGATTTTATGATTTACATGATTTCACAGGCTGGGCAAGCTGACAAAGAAACAAATCTTCAGGCGGCAATTACGCTGCAAAAAGGCAATCAATCTGTTGCATTTGATCCTATCAACATCCCGATCATTCGGATATGGGAGTCTGTTACGCTTCAAGCATCTGTTACAACAAAAGTAAATCTTTGTTCGGATTCTGAACCTATCACAATGACGGTTGTATTGTCGAGTCCGCAAACATATAGCTTATATATGAAAGAAAATAGTTATATCAATTTGACTTGTAAAAATCCAAAGACAAGCAGTGAAGACATGATCTGCAAAGTCCATTTTATACCATAAAGGAGAGTGCCATTATGAGTACCGAAAACATTATCTTTTTATCTATTGCCGCTATCTTTGTTCTCATTTTTTTACTCGATAAAATCACCAATCATACGATTCTGAAAACTGTTTTGCAATGGAAGCCAGCGCTGTCTGCTTTTACAGCGCTGGCGAAAGCCATTGCCGGAGCGCTGCCGTCCAGCGATTTCGCCCTTGCAATGACTATTTTAGATGCGGCAAGCAGAGCGACGCAGCGAGCGGAGGAACTTTACAAACTCAACGAGTTGCCGAAAGAAGAACGCAACGCGTATGCGCAGAAATTCATCGCTTCTATCTTATCGGATGCCGGAATCGAAGTGACGACGCAAGTTCAACAGATTATCGACGGCTGCATTGCGATTGTGTGCATGTTGATGCCACACAACGTTGTGCCTGACGCGCAGGCAGAAACGACAGACGGAAAGCTGGTTGATGTGCATTGCTGAATTATTTGAAATATATTAATGAAATACTGGGAGAGCCGTCTGCACTGATTATTGCGCTAATCATTATTTTTCTAATCATGCAGGCAATCGGAGAATTGCTGGAATTCAAGGGAAAGATTGTGCCGGAATTCATGAAAATCCGAAAGATGATTGCGAGACACAAGAAAGACCGAGAAATGATGCAGAAGACGACGGCAATGCTGGAAGAAGTATCAGGCCTATTGGAAGACGTTAAGACGCATTACAACGCTGATAATATCCAGCTGCGCAATGAATGGATGGAAAACGTAAATACGAAACTGCGCGAAAATGATGCAAGCCTTAGTGTGCTGAGAAAAAGAATTGATGAAACATTTGATATATCACTTTCTCTCTTAATTGAGAACCAGAGAAACACGATTCTGAATTTTGCAAGCCGTGTCGCTGGGGGAGACGAGAACATCACAAATGAGGAGTTCCGGCGAGTGATGACACTGCATGAAGACTACGAAAACATGATAAAGAAATACGGGAAGACGAATGGACAGATTGACATTGCGTATCGAATTATCTCGGAAGATTATGCGAAGAGATTTCGGAATCATGAGTTTATTGAGGACATGAGAGGGTATAATTCGTAA